ATTTTGTATTTCAGTTTGTAATCCTGATAATGTATAATTACCTGTTGGAATTTGGACACTATATATTGTAGCACCATCTGCTAAATTTTGCCAATATAATAAATTATTTTGTATTCCAATTGGTGTTGCATTAACTAATTTTTGTGTAATTGGAAATATTGTATTTAATAAATTAATTTGAACAACTCTATAAAAATTCTTTTGCAAACTAATAACATAATTATTTGGGTCGGGGTATCCATCTATACTGGATAATATTTTTACTATTAAAATATTATTACCATCCCCATTATTTGGACTAGAATTATAAAATGCTGTATTATATTTTGCAACAGTACTGCTATCTGCTACAGATTGTAATTGAACTTGATAAAAATTATTATTAATTACATTTTCTACTGTTTGATATCCTGCTATTCTATCTGATGAAATTGGATAATTAGCATTTATTTGATTTAATGGTATACTACGAATATGTAAATATTTAACGTTAAATGAATATTGATATGTATAATCTTGTTCTGCTGGAATTTCTAAATTAATATAATATACATTTGGATTATAAACATCTGTTGAATTTCTAGTTAAATATACTTGCTGTTTAGTATTGATTAAATTTATTGGATAATTTAATAAATATGTACCTGAATTAATATCACCTACTACATTAGATATGTAAACATAATATGTATATCCTTCTAACATTCCATGATTAGGTTGATTAATTATTCCATATGTTGAACCTTTTTGAAATGATAATCCTTGTTTTATATTTACATTGGTACTAGTTGCAAATTCTAATACAATTTTATCTTCTGTTATTAATCCATGATTAGGTTGATAAATTGTTAACATATTTGAACCCTGGGTAAAAAATAGTGCATTCGTTAAATTGTTTAGGGTAGTATCTAATATGTTTTTAGGTTGTTGATTTCTTAATCTACTATCTATATTTATTCTTGTTAATCTTCGTTTAGTTTTATCAGAACTGGTAATATCTGGAATTTTTTCTTCTATATCACTCTTTTTTTCTATTAGATTATATTTCTTTGTTACAGGACCATTTGTAATTGATGATGATAAATACGTTAATTTGCTACCATTATTATCAATATTTTCGTTTGCTTCTACTTCAGGTGTGCTTTTATTTTCTTCAGCATAAGGTAAATTATTACGCAAATAATTACGTGTATTTGGTTTTCCTAAATTAGGATCTTCTGGTAAAAATTCAATAGGATAATATTCAGACATTAAAATATAAATATAATTGTTTTTAAGTTAGAAAAAAATATAGTTGTCAATAAAATTCCAATTAAATTTAATTATTATTATAAATCAAATTTTATTTTTCTATTTCTTTTTTATATACAATGAATCCTGAAGAACGTGAAGCCAACAATATCTTAAATGCCTTACAAAATGCAGTTGCCGATGTATCCGCTCAAGCCGGAGGCAAAAAACGCAGAGGTCGTAAACCAAGATCCAAAAAATCCAAACGTTCTATGCGTGGTGGTGAAGTAGCTGCCCCTGCCACCCAAGCCGGTGGTCGCAGACGCAAATCTAAATCCAAAAAATCCAAATCCCGTAAATCATCTAGACGCTCCATGATGATGGAAGGTGGACGCAGACGCAAATCCAAATCCATGAAATCCAAAAAATCCAAATCACGTAAATCATCTAGACGCTCCATGATGATGGAAGGTGGACGCAGACGTAAATCCAAATCCATGAAATCCAAAAAATCCAAATCCCGTAAATCTCGTCGCTCTATGATGGGTGGTGCTGCCCCAGCCACTCAAGCCGGCGGCCGCAGACGCAAAGCCGCTTCTAAAAAATCCAAAAAATCTAAATCCCGTAAATCCATGCGTGGTGGTGCTGCTCCTGCTGCTCCTGCCACCCAAGCCGGTGGTCGTAGACGCAAAGCTGCTTCTAAAAAATCCAAAAAATCCAAATCACGTAAATCAATGCGTGGTGGTGTTGTAGCTGCCCCAGCAACTCAATCTGGTGGCCGCAGACGTCGTGCATCTAAAAAATCCAAAAAATCTAAATCCCGTAAATCCAAGTATTAAATTTAGAAAATGAATTAAGTTAAATTAAAAGTTTACAATAAAAATTTTTAATTTATTAGTGTATGGATAAAATTATATCATTTTTTTATAATAATAATTCAGATAGCTTTGATATTCCTAATAGGAATGTATTTTTACAAACAGAAACTTTTAATAATTTTACAGGTGGTGCTGAATATAATAAAAATACTTATATTGGTCATTTAAAAATAAAAAATGGTGGAATGAAAATTATTAGAGATGAACATGATAAATTAATAGGTAAAGAAAGAAATTTAGTATTACAACATTTACATAATTCTTTAAAAGGTGGAAAAATAAATTTTAACAATATACAATTATATTATAAAGCTCTTGAAGGTGGATTTATTAGAGCATTGATGTGTCCTTCACATGTTACTAAAGAAGAATGTGATAATGCTAATAAACATCATGAAATGTCTGCATATAAATTATCAAAAAATGCTTTAAAAGCTGGTAATTTTAATACTTTAAAAATATTTAAAAATAGTGCACCAAAATTATATCAACATTTAAAAGGTGGTGATAGAATTAAAAGATTAAAATATAAACGTGATAAATATAAAAATAGATTAACTGATGGTGGAAGTGTTAAAAGTGATAGTAGCTTATCAACACATTTATCCAGATTAAGAACTACAATAGGTAAAAGAAAATTATCTCCTGTAAGAAGACTATCACCTGTAAGAAGATTATCTCCTATTAGACATCAATCTGGTGGTGATGAACTTCAAAACTTAAGAATAGAATTAGGTAAAATATAAATAAATTATGTCCCCTGATATATACTTAGGGTAAAAATTGATTATTTTTTAATACTGATTTACGGTATCAAAAAATAAAAATATTTTAAAATTGAATATTGAAAATACTATAATTTAAAGAAATAAATGTAATATAATAAAACAAATGGATTCTATTGAAACTAAATATCAAAAAAAGACTCAGTTAGAACATATTCTCACCAGACCTGATACGTATGTTGGTGATATTAAGCTTCAAACTGAAAAGTTATATATTCATCAATTAGGTAAAATTGTAAAACAAGAAATTCAATATGTACCTGCTTTATACAAGATATTTGATGAAATTATAGTAAATGCAAGTGACCATTCTAAAAATGATAAAACTTGTAAGAATATCAAAATTAATATTACTAATAAACAAATTTCAGTTTATAATGATGGTAATGGTATTGATGTTGAAATTCATAAAGATTATAAAGTATATGTACCAGAACTTATCTTTGGTGAATTATTGACTTCTACTAATTATGATGATACTCAGAAGAGAATCACTGGTGGTCGTAATGGTTATGGTGCTAAATTAACGAATATCTTTTCAACATTCTTTTCAATTGAGACAGTCGATTTATCAAGAAAGCGAAAATATTATCAAGAATTTACTAATAATATGACTGAAAGGTCTAAACCTGTAATTACTGATATAAAAGATAAGAATAGTTTTACTAAAATTATCTTTGAACCTGACTTTGCAAAGTTTGGTATTAAAGAATTATCAGATGATATGATTTCATTGTTTGAAAAACGTGTATATGATTTAGCTGGTACATTAGATGGTGTTAATATTTATTTGAATAATATGCAAATTATGATTAAGAACTTTCAAGATTATATTCAATTATATTTTGAAGAAGAACCTGAAATTATTACAGAAAAGATTGAACGTTGGGATGTAAGTTTTATCTATCGACCTGATGGTGGATTTGAACATATTTCTCATGTTAATAATATTTGTACTTATCATGGTGGTTCTCATGTTGATTATATCATTGACCAGATTATTAATTATATGCAAAAGCAAATTGAGAAGAAAAATAAAGATGCTATTAATAAAATTAAGTCTCATTCAATTAAAGATCATTTTATGGTATTTGTAAATTGTACTATTGAAAATCCTGCTTTTACTAGCCAAACTAAGGAAACTTTAAAGACTAAACAAAGTGAATTTGGTTCATCATGTGAATTATCTGAAAAGTTTTTAAAGAAGATTGGTGGTTGCGGTATCTTAAATGTATTATTAGATTATCTTAAATTCAAAGAAGAAAGTCTCTTAATGAAGAAAACTGATGGTAAAAAAGTAAATGCGATTAAAGGTATTCCTAAATTAGAAGATGCTGAATGGGCTGGTACTAAGAAAAGTACATTATGTAAATTAATCTTAACCGAAGGTGATAGTGCAAAAGCATTAGCAATGAGTGGTCGTTCTGTTGTTGGTAATCAACGATATGGTATCTTTCCACTCAAAGGTAAATTATTAAATGTTCGTGGTGCATCACCTAAAGAACTATTAAATAATGAAGAAATTATTAATCTGAAAAAGATTTTGGGATTAAAACATGGTAAGCAATATTTAAATCAAAATAAAGAATACAAAGAATCCAAAGATGAAGATGATTCTAAGAATAAAGTTGGTGATATTAGTGAATTACGTTATGGTGGAATTATTTCATTATGCGATTCAGATGTAGATGGTTATCATATTAAAGGATTATTAATTAATTTCTTTGAATATTTTTGGCCTTCTCTCTTGAAAATCGATGGTTTTATTACTTGTTTAGCTACTCCAATTGTTAAAGCTACTAAAGGTAAAGAAAATAAAGTATTCTATAACTTGAGTGATTATAATGAATGGAAAGATAAAAGTCCAGTTGGATATCATATTAAATATTACAAAGGATTAGGTACAAGTTCACGTGAAGAAGGTAAAGAATATTTTGCTGACTTGGAGAATAAATTAATTAATTATCTCTGGCGTCCTATCTTAGATGAGAAAGTAGAAGACAAAGAAGATTCTGAAACATGTGCAGTTCCTGTTGGACATCCTTGTCATGATGCGATTGTATTAGCTTTTGATAAGAAAAAAGCAGATGATCGTAAATCATGGCTAATGAAATATGATAAAAACCTTATCTTAACACCAGATATTAAGAAAGTCCCGTATAATGACTTTGTAAATAAAGAATTAATTCACTTTTCTAATGAAGATATTAAACGTAGTATTCCATCAATGGTTGATGGTTTAAAACCAAGTCAACGTAAAATTTTATATGGTACAATTCTACGTAAATTATTCACAAAGCAATCTGAAATTAAAGTTGCACAATTAACTGGATTTATTAGTGATAAAACTTGTTATCATCATGGTGAACAAAGTTTAAATATGGCAATTATTAATATGGCTCAACGTTTTGTTGGTTCTAATAATATTAATATCTTAATGCCATCGGGGCAATTTGGTTGTTTATCACCAGATACACCTGTTCTTATGTGGAATGGTGAAATAAAAAAAGCAATTAATATTAAAGAAGGTGATGAATTAGTTGGAGATGATGGTGAAAAAAGAACTGTATTAGATATCACAAATGGTATCGATGAAATGTATGAAATTAAAGATATTCATAATAATATTATGAAAGTTAATAGTCAGCATATATTAACGTTGTATTTAACAAATAATTTTGAAATTAAATGGAAAGAATCAAATGGGACTTGGTATTTTATATATTTTGACGGTGAAAATATTAAACAGCAATCTATTAGTACAAATGAATTAGATAAAGAAGAAATTCATTATAATAAATCGAAATTAACTAAAGCTCAAGGTTATGAAAAAATATTAAAAATTCAATCCGAACTAAAAGATAAATATAATTCAAGTCCTATAATTGATATTAAATTAGAAGATTACTTAAAACTATCTAAATTTACAAAAAGAGGAATGTTTATGGTTAGTAATTATAATTGTATTAATTGGAATAAGAAAACTGTTCCTATTGACCCTTATATATTTGGTGCATGGTTAGGTGATGGTGACCAACATGGTAGAGGATTTACATCATGTGATGAAGAAATAATTAAAAAATTTGTAATGTGGGCTGATACAATTAATGCAGAAATATCTCATCATCATAATAATAATCATGATGGTTATCATTATACTATTAAAAGAAAAGGCTCAGGAACATTACCTGCAGTAGGTAATATTAATCATAATTGTGCTACATGTATTGGATGTCAATCATCTAATGTAAAATTAAAACATAATACTTGTGATTGGCATTATATTCCTGACAAAATAATAAATAATTCAAATATTGATAATAATCTAAATCCATTTGTTCAATTATTAAAGAAAAATAATTTATTAATGAATAAGCACATTCCAATTGAATATATGATAAATGATAAGGAAACACGTTTACAATTATTAGCTGGATTTATTGATACAGATGGGACAATTAAATTAAATGATACGCAAACAACATTTATAGAAATATCACAATCATATAGACTACATAAAAATTTAATAGAATCGTTAGATTTTATTGCCAAAAGTCTAGGTTATGCAACTAGTATTTATTACACTAATGATACCAAAATTACTAAAAAAGGTAAAAGCAAACAAATGATAACATTACGTATTATGGGTGAAAATATTAACGAAATTCCAACACTTGTAAAAAGAAAACAAATAAAATTTTCAGAAGAAAGAGATTCTAAAACAATACATTATACTAAATTCAATGTTACATCTTTAGGACAAGGTGAATTTTATGGATGGCAAATTGATAAAAATGAACGATTTTTACTTGGAAATTTTGTAGTTACGCATAATAGCAGATTAATGGGTGGTAAAGATCATGCAAGTCCCAGATATATTTTTACGCATCTGAATCCAATCATTCGTAAAGTATACCGAGAGGAAGATGATAATATTCTAAATTATTTAGATGATGATGGTATTCCTATTGAACCTGAATATTATTTACCGATTATTCCAATGATTTTAGTCAATGGAGCAGAGGGTATTGGTACTGGATTTAGTACCCAAGTATTACCGTATAGTCCGGTAGATTTAATTGATAGTATTAAGAATATGATGAATGATAAACCATTAAAAGAATTAAAACCATACTTTCATGGATTCAAAGGTAAGATTAGCCAAGAAGATAAAACATATTGTATTTCAGGAACGTATGAAACAATGGGTGGTGATATGGTTATTACTGAATTACCTGTTGGTACTTGGACATCTGTGTATAAAGAATACTTAAATGATTTGGAAGAGAAGAAAGAGATTCAGAAATTTACCAATGAGAATACAGATGAAGAGGTATACTTTAAAATTACATTAGATGGTAAAAAAGTAGATGATCTATCAGAAAAAGAACTAGTACAGAAGTTTAAACTCATTAAAAAGATTAGCATAACCAATATGCACTTATATGATAAAGATGATAAGATTAAGAAATACCATGCAGTGGCTGATATCTTAAAAGAATTTTATGCTGTAAGACTGGATGCATATTCTCGTCGTAAAGCATATTATTTGGATAAATATCGTAAAGAATTAGATGCATTAGTATGGAAGATGAAATTTATTGAGGAAGTATTAGATGAAAAGATTATTATTAATCGTAAGAAACGTGATGATATCGTAGCACAATTAGTTAAACGTAAATATCCTTCAATGGGAGATGATAAGTATGATTATTTGTTATCGATGCCATTATATAATATGACTTATGAAAAGATTGAGGAACTCAAGGAGAAGATTAAGAATAAAGAAACTGAGATTACTACCTTAACCACTATGTCAGAGAAAGATATTTGGACTAAAGAATTGGACGAATTACGGGATGCATATATTAAAGAATATTCACCAACATCTACCAATGTAACAAAAACGTTAACTAAAACTATTTCTAAAACTATAACTAAAACAGCACCTAAAGTAGTTACTAAAAAGACAACTGTGGTCAAAACTGTTAAAAAATAGATATATGACGTACTATAATATAGCAATAATTTATTTATTTATTGAATATGATATGTTTATAATAATATAAATAATATATATAATATTGATTTAACCAAAAAAATGTTAACAAAAAAATGTAAAAGTAAAAACGTTGTTTAATAAACCCTATATATTTGAATACCTGAATTTTATAAACTTATATAACTACCTTTTTTTATTTACTTTTAATTGTTAACAGAAAAATAGTAAATAATATATATATAGTATATAAATATATATTATTCTATATTATATATCATGTCCGGAAATATGTGTCAAGAATGCGGAAAAGAGTTTACGACGATTTATTCATTATCAAGACATATTAATAAAACTAAGAAATGTAGTAGTACAAATCAATCAGAATTAGTAATTAATAATTCGTTAACCAAAAATATTTTAATACAAATTGGTAAAAATTTAGAATCTAGTTTTATTAAAGTTAAAAATATAGATACATTGAAAGTATTAAAGAATCAATGCAAATGGTGTCGTCGAATTTACGCCAATAATTTAATTTTAAATAAACATATTCATGAATTACATTGTAATAATTATAAAGAATTTTTAACTATGAAATCTGTATTGGATGATATTATGAATAAGATTAAGATAGAAGAACAAAAAATTCCAATTAAAGAAGAAAATGAAATTGATATAGTATCATATGGTAATGAAGATATTAATAAATTAACAGATGATGAAATGGGAGAAATTTTATATAAAGGTCATAAATTTAATGAATTAATTTTAAAATATTTATATATTAATCCACGATTACCTGAAAATCATAATATTTTATTAGAAGTAATAAATAATAAAATAATGATTAAATTTTATAAAAATAATAATTGGGAAATTAGAGAATTTGAAAAATATGCTATGAAAATCATTAATAATAATAAAAAAAAATTAAGAGAAATTATAGATAAAAAAGAAGAAATTCTTATTAAATTAAAAAATTCAACAAAATTTAAATTAACAGAATTAATATTAGAAAATACAATTGATGTAATTAATGATACTCCTGATACAAATAGAATTCTAGCATATACTGAATGTATTAAAGATATATTATATAATGCAAATAAAGAAAATAATACACTTGAAGAAAATCAAAATATAATTAAAGATATTAAAACAGATAAAATTGTAGAAGATATACAAGAAGATAGTGATAAAGATGAAGAAAATAAAAATATAATTATAAATCAGAATACAGAAAAAATAAAAACAAATGAATTAGTACCATTTTTATTAGAAGATATTAATGATCTTACATATGAAGAAAAAGGTAAAATAATAACATCCAATGATTTATTTATTAAAGACACAATACATATATTACATTTAAATAAACGATTAAAAAAATATCGTAATATTAAAGTATCATCAATATTAACAGAAAAAATAAAATTTTATAAAGGATTAACTGAAGAAGATAATAAGATATGGTTTCCAATGAATATAGAAGAAGGATTAAAGGAAATTATTCAAAATATAGTATTAAAAGTACAGAAATTATTAAATAAAAAAGAGGAAATAGTGTCTAATTTAAAAGAAAAAGGTATTGAATTATGTGAATTTGATATTATATTGACAACTAAACAATGTAGTAAACCATTAATTCAATTATATAATGAAGTAGATGAATATGATATTAAACGAATTTTATGCGATAAAAATTGAAATCTACATTATAAGACCATAATTATAATATAAATAATCAAAACAACTAATCAAACAAGATGGCAACAACCCTTGGTTCTAAAGGAAGTGATGTTTATACTTATGACGGCGTGGGTGACCCTCGAGTTGCTCTGTCTATCATTCTAACTCGTGGTCAAACCGAAGAGATTATTACTAATGGTATGAAGAAGATTCTTTATTATTCTGATACTAAAATTTCTGATACTAAAATTCATGATTATCATAAAATGGAAGAGGATGCTTTTGTTCTTGCTTTTATGAATAGAAATATTCGTGGAGGCAAGGGTGAACGTGCCATTAGTTATATTATGTTTAAAGTTCTCTATCAAGAACGACCTGACATTATGATGCAGTTATTTAGCCTGATACCTCATTACGGTTATTGGGGAGATATTTTTACCATCTGGGATCAGTGGAATATTGACGAAGTTAATGCATGTTTTTATGATATGGTGAAGACTCAATTAGATGAAGATAATCAGAATATGAAGGCTAATAAGTCTATTTCGCTTCTTGCCAAGTGGATTCCACGTGAAGGGCGTGATAGTGCACAGTATATAATTGCAAAGGATATTGCACAATTAATGTTTCCTGATGGTGTATTTAGCCACAAGATGAAGATGTATCGTAAACTAATTACACCGTTAAATAAGTATTTAGACACTGTAGAGATTAAGCAATGTGATAAGAAATGGTCAGATATTAAGCCTGAGACTGTTCCTGGTCGTGCGATGGATAAATATCGTAGTGCATTCTTAAATGAGAAGAAGAATAAGGAAGTTCGTTATCCTGATAATGATGACCGTATTAAGTGTGCTGAACATTTTAAGGAACATATTAATAAGGTACTTAAGGGTGATGCAAAGATTAATGCTAATCAAGTTCTTATGGTTCATGAAATTTATGAACATTTATGTGTCGATGATTTATCAGAGGATATTAAGAATATTCACCGTGCCCAATGGAAGATGATTAAAGATGATTTAAATACTAAGGGTACATTTAAAAACATGATTGCAATGTGTGATTTTTCTGGTTCAATGGATGGTACGCCCAAGCAAGTGTGTGCTGCCATGGGACTAATGATTTCTGAACTTGCTACAGGTAGTGGCAAAAATAAGATTATGACATTTGATTCTACACCTGAATGGATTACATTTCCAGATGATATGGATATTTGTGAAAAAGTTAACATGATTAAATATTCATCTATGGGTCAGGGATTGAGTACTGATTTCCAGAAAGCAATGGAACTGATTATTAGTGATGCTAAGAAGAATAAGACACCTGTGGCAGATATGCCCAATGACTTAGTGGTATTTACAGATATGCATTGGGATAGAGCATGTGATTCAGCTGAAACATCATATTATACTGGTAATTCTTATCGTAATCATGTAAAGACTGCACCATGGCAGACGCATGTTGAAATGATTCGTGAGTCATTTAAGCGTGCAGGAGAAGATAATTTTGGAGAGGGTAATGGTTATACTATGCCTCGTATTGTTATTTGGAATCTGCGTCCAGGTTTAAGTGATTTTCATGCACAGGCAGATACGCCTGGTGTGCTGAATTTTAGCGGATGGTCGCAGAATATTTTTAAGTATTTGGTGGAGAAGGGATTTACGGTCCAGACTCCTTATGATGGTCTACGTATTCAACTGGATGATCCGATGTATGATATGATTCGTACTAAGATTCGTCAGGTTCAAAATGAGAGACAGCCTATTTATTTTTAATTTATTATAAAAATTGAAATCTAATCATTATAAAAGAATAGTAATATAAATTGTAGATAATTGTGCCGAATAGTAGATAGTAAATCTACGCTAATAGGCCTGGCTGAAAACAGCTATGTTAAATTATCTCTCCAGCAACAAAAATACTTATCTTTACTGATGATTGTGCTTACCCGGGAGCCGTGTACTTTGAATAAGAGCCATGTTAAATCATTATCCAGCAATAAAATACTTTATATCTTACGATGATTGAATTTAAATCATTATCCAGCAATAAAATTCTTTAAAGTTAATAGATGATTGGATATCCATCGGTGTGGAACTCGTGGATACAATTTAAATCATCATACAGCAAATGCTTGAGCCTGTTCTGTGCGTACTAAGGATACATCCAGCAACCCTTTTTTTATGAAAAAAAACAATGTATCCTGTTAAAAATGCATCTTCTTTTAATATCCTAATTTTCATTTAAAGTTTCTTTTATATGAATATTATGCATTACGTTATATATGGTAAATTTCATCCACAGTCTAGACCACTCCCTGCAAATGTCAAAGCATTTTTATGGGATAAGTCTGCAATTACACGAATATTTGCAAACAAATTTTTAAATCATCCATTGAAAAAAAATAATTATCTGAATGATGTATTTTTCTTTGAGAAAGCAAAGATGTACAGATTAGATGACCAATATGATGAGCAAGGTAATATTATTATGATAGATTATACTGCAAATCAATCTTTTAATTATAGAGAGATTGAAATTAGTCAAAAGAGTTTAACGCAACTTGCTCAGGAATTAAATGATCCTGATATGATAGTTGAACTTGTTAATCCTAATTTTTAGAAAGTTTATTTATTAATTTAATTTCTTTAGAATAATTACCAGGTGTTTCTAATACTAATGGTATATCTGCTTTAATTGCAAATTTTATTATAACTTCTAATCCTTTTTTACCAATATCACCTTCACCTAATGCTTCATGTCGGTCTAGACGACTACCTAATCCAAATTTACTGTCATTCAAATGTATTAAAACAACATGATTCCAACCAATTAGTTTATCAAATAATTTTATAAAATCTTTTGCCTTTTTTTCACTAGTTATATCATATCCAGCAGCAAATACATGACATGTATCTACGCATATTTTTAATCTTTTTTTATCTTGACTAGAAAACTTATCATAAATAATTTTTAATTCTTCTAGTTTATAACCTAATTCAGTACCTTGACCACTGGATGTTTCCATAATAAGAGTAGAATCAGGAGGAGAATTATCTAAAGCATATTTAATATTATGGTAAGTATTAGCGATAGCTTCAGATTTATCCAAGTGTAAATATTTACCCATATGAATAATTACACCAATTGCACCTATTTTTTCAGAAACAGATAAATGTTCTAAAAGCGATTTGATAATCCAATTATTTTTATCAAATGGATGAGCCATATTTAATAAGTAAGGTGCATGAATAACTATTTTAACATTTTTTTGCTTAGCATAGTGTCTGACAGCACTTAATTCTTCATCACTTCTTTTAGTTGTATGTCTAGCTTGAGGATTGGTGATGAATATTTGCATAATATTTCCTTTATAGTGTAATATTTCATCAATTGCATTTAGTATTCCTAATTTAGATATACCAACATGAGAACCATAATAATGTTTTTCCATTAAAAATAAGAAACAAAATAAAATATTGAATAATTAATTTTAAAGAGTTAAAAGAGTGATAATATTATATGTAAGATGTTTTTAATAGACAAGTTTTTAATTAAATCAAGGAAGAATATTATATTTAATCATGATATTTATGAAAATGTATTCAAGAAAGAATTTTTAGATAATCTAACTCACTTGATAGTTCATGGTAAAAATGGTTCGGGAAAGAGAACATTAATTAATTGTTTAATCAATGAATTATATGGTGATGTAAAAACAGAGAAAACAACATTTTCTGTAAATACATATGGAAATAAAAAAGATGAAGTTATATTAGAAAAGAGTCCCTATCATATTGTTATTAAACCAAATAATTCAGCATTTGATAGATATGTACTTCAAGATGTTATCAAAAGCTTTGCACAAGTAATTATTATGAATGATAACAATACTTATAATTATAAATTAGTTATTATTGATTGCATAGATAAATTATCTAGACAAGCACAAAATGCTCTACGTAGAACAATGGAAGAATATATGGGAAATTGTAAGTTTGTATTTATCTGTTACCAACTACATAGAATTATTGATCCGTTGAAAAGTAGATGTAGTTTAATTTCATTAAATAATCCTACAGAAGATGATGTGTTTAAAACAATATTTCATATAGCAGCAAGTGAAAATATTAAAATGAGTACAGGTAGAATGAATGAATTAGCACGGCATAGTAATAATGATATTAAACAGGGAATATGGTTATTAGAGTATTATATACATAATTTGTATATTAAGGATGATTTGAATTGGCATAGATATGGATTATTAATAATAGCAGAGATACTAAGTGGTAAAATAAATTTACCTAGATTAAGAGAATTAAATTATCAAATCTATATGTCAAATATTGATATGAATGAATTGATAGTATTTTTAATGAATAATTTATTAAAAGAGAAATTACCATTAAATAAGAAATATGAAATAATAGATACATTTTCTAAATTTGATATTAGAATTAATCAAGGTAAGAGGCAAACATTACATTTAGAGGCGTTGATATTGGAAATATTTAGCGTTTTATAGTTTTATTTAATTTTCTTATAAAATAATATGAGTAAATTAAACGACATTGATTATTTATCAGGATTGTTATATGAATATTTATACCAAAAAGTGCCATCTAGACCAATTGAATCTAAACCAATTGCGACAAATTATTTAGAAGATATGACAATCATTAAAAAGATGTATGAAGGCAAACAATTATCAGATTTAATTAATAATGTTTTTAATACAAATATTGCATATGAAGGATTTCACGAATCAGCGTATGTATTTAAAAGAATGTCTAATCCTCCTACTGATATTTTAATTAGAGAATATGAAAAAGGACAAGAATCAAATGCAAATAATAAAGTGAATGTAGATAAAATAATTACTTATTTATTAAGTGATTTGGTAATTCATAAGAAAACAAGAAATATTTTAATGAATATTAATAATTTTGATGTAAATACCAAAGACTTATTATTATTTCTTAAAAAGTATAAAGATATTAAAGTTTCTGGTATGTTAAGTATTACTATTAGAGAACATTTTTATAAATTAATTAGTTTCCGTGAACACATTGAATCAGAACCTACATTAGAAAATATGAAAGATTCTATTTTTCAAGTATTAAATACAATTAATGTAATTCAATCAATGTATCCTACATTTAGACACAATAAATTAGATGTTGATACTATCATGGTATATAAAACAAATGAAAAATCAGTTACTTATAAATTAGATGAAAAATCATATTCTTTTACAAGTGTAGGTGAAGTAAAGATTACTAACTTTTTAGAATCCAATATGAAAGATTATATTGATAATGATGGTATTGATGAAAATATGAGAACACCAAATAAATTTTATGATATTGATACATTTTTAAATTCATTATTATCATTTAAACTACCTAAAGAGATTAGTGAATTTGTAGAAAGAAATCATGAAAAAGGTATTAATGCTAGAGATATATTATTAGATGATGAACTATTTAATAAAGAAGAAGAACAAACACAAGCTGTGCAAGAAGGTGGTGCAAGAAAGAAAAGAAAAACTAAATCTAAAAGCAAATCTAAATATGAAATGGATAAGAGTGAAGTAGAAAAGATATTAAATATTGAAACACCTGTAGAAGAAACATTAGATTTCCTTAAAGGTAAAAAAGATAAATTAAAAGATCATGAAAATATAGTAGAAGAATTAAAAAATAAAGAAGAATCAGATATGAAATCATTATTAAATGTAAGAAATAAATCTGAGATTGTTGAAATATCACAAACAAAAAGTAAATTTCCAAATATGCCAAATGTAAAAGTACCAGGAACGGATTTAGAGGTTAAAGCTGGTGAAAAATTAGATCCAATTATTAATATTGAATTACCAGAACAAAAATATAAAACAAATAGTCTTGGAGGATTATTAGGTGATGATAAACCATCATCAGGTATTATGAATAAATTTGGAGTTACTAATAATTTAACTAATATAGTATTAACACCAAAACCATTAGATCAAATAATGCCATCTACATTTAAATTAACTGAATCAGTTGAACCAGGTACAAATTCAATTAAATTAGATGTAGATACAAATCCACCTATGCCTAAACCTCAACCAGTAATACCATCAGTTGAACCTACTTTTGTAAAAGAAATACCATCAACACAAATGGATGTTAATCAATTATTAGCGCAACATTATCAAAATAGTTCTGGAAGTATAAATGATTTTATGAAACAAAGAGGTGGTGCAGAAAGAATAATACCTATTTATAAAGGTAATAAAAATTCACCTTACGTTAGTAATAATGAAAAACAAAGTAAAACAGAAAGATATATAGATGCTAATCCAGATGCAATGAAAGAACAACAAGAAAAAAAAAGTACTAATGTAGATGATACAGTTCCAATATATGAATTAAAAACAGAAAAACCAGAATCAAAAACAGCATTTCAAATTAATCTTGCACCAGAATTATTACCACCTGAAAGAAAACCATTAAAACCAGCACCACCACAAGATGTTGTTAAAATGATTAATTATGTATTACCAAATACATTTCCAATACAACCAACAGTTCAATCAATAAATAATCAATTTGGACCACCACCAACACAAGTATTATCACATAATACATATAATATTGAATTTGCAAATCCAAGTAATATCAGGGAATTTAGAGAAGATATTTTACCAAGCAAAGATGAATCAATGTTAAAATACACTATGACAACAGTAACAGAAAGAATGGTAATATATCAATACTTACGTTCAATATTAATTAGACAAGCTGATGGAGAAAATATTAATTTCTTAACAGATAAATCTCCTGAAGTTAGAAATTTATTAAGTTATTTAAGAATTTTAGATATTCAAGCTAGTAAATCAGATAAAGTAAAAAATAATCCACTAGGTTTACTACCTAAAAGATTATTGATTTATAACTCCTGTTACCCTATCAGGGTTGACAGAGTTAACTATAATGTAGGATGTGCAAAAAATAATGTTGGTATTAATATCCGTGTATATCAGATGACAACAGGAGAAGCATTAATAAATAAATTTAAAAATTTACCATATAATGTATTTGAAGTATGGAGAGAAGTATCATTATATGAAGAAATTAGAGATAATATAGTTAAAACAAAAGAATCGCCTAACTTTGTAGTATTATATGCATATTATATAACTAAAGATACTGAAATAGATTTCTTAAAAGTAAATAGATTACGTAATAGAGATATTATTAGCAAAGGAGAGAAAGCACAAAAGCTAACAATCAATAATTTGTATAAAGCAGAAATGAGAGAATATTTGGTAAGTTTACAAAAGTATTCTACCAAAGACTTAACTGAATTAGTCAAAGGATTAGATATTAATCAACCATCTGATAAATGTTTATTAGCATTAACAGAAGCAGGTGCACAAGATATGATATCATGGGCTACTAGACAATATGAAGATAATGGATTAGCTAAAAAGATGATTAATACTGGTTATCATAGTTATGAAGTATGGAAGAGTATTTTATTCCAATTATATCATGCATTAATGACAATGTATAAATATGGTATATCATATACAAATTTTGATTTAGAAGTAAATGTTAAAATTAAATCATTGAAATATGATGATACCAATCGTGGATATTGGAAGTATAAAGTAAATGGTGTTGATTTCTATGTGCCCAATTATGGATATTTAGTAATGATTGATTCTGGTTTTACTGATGTTAGAAATAATGATGAAGGAACAATGACAATAGAAAAATTATTAAAAGAATCAGAAGAAGAATATGGTATATATGAAACAGTAGTTGATTCAGAAAAGAAATTAAATGATATTGAATACAAGTTATACTCAGATAAATTACTTGTAGAAGAAAAAGTAGGTGATAGAACAGTAGAATTAAAAGAGAAGAATAGAGACAAAGTTATTCAAAATTTTAAAGCAGCATTTAATATGGAAGCATTTGATAAAGAATATACATTAAATGGTGGTATTAGACCTGATGAAAAAATTAGTATAATAGTAAATGATATTAATGTTAATATTAATAAAGATAATATTTTTAATTTATTAACAAAACATTTCAAAGAATATATGCATAATAGAATAGGTACATCATTAAAAGAAGCTGAATTAAATAACTTGATTGAAGCTGATAATTTAAGAAATGGTGAAATTGTAGCATGTTTAGATAATAAAAGATGGGGAGTAGTAGTAAATATAAGAGCGGATAATATGTATGATGTATTAACATTAAATCAACCAGCAAATTTAAATGATAATATAAATAATTTAGAAATAATACAATATAATTTAGGTGATTTAAATAGATCATCAGTATTATTAGAACAAGTTACAAAACCTACACAAAGATTAAATGAAAGTGAAATCTTAGAAACATATGAAATTAATTTATAATTTATTATAATTTTTTAATATAATAAGCTATATTATGGACAATAATTTTTCACGAAAAAATATTATGGCCAAAAATGTTGAACATTTTGGCGACGAAGACAGATTAACAGGTTTACCTATTTTTTTACTAACAAATTGGCACCCTCAAAAATTCTTTGAAAAGGCTACTTATCAATTTGAACCAAAAGCGGTAGATAATATTGATAAATTAAGAAAAGTTTTCTTTTCAGCAGAAAACATAAAATATTTACAAGAAAGAATAATAAATGAAGTTTATCTTACTACTGAAAAGAAATATAAAATTCCATACCAAAATGAACAAGATTTAAGAGGTGTAATGATTTATTTATATTATTTAGAAACAAGAAATGTAGGATATGCATTAAATGAACAATTAAAAGATTTAAATGATATTGTAATTAAATTTACTGTACCAAAAATCATTAACGAATTATATGTATATTTAAATTATTTAAATGATGTACAAACACCTAGAAAAATTAATACTTTACCATCATCAAATGGTAGATTACGTTCAGTAGCTGGATTACCATCACCAAATTATTTATATGAAAATGTATACTTACCAAACATGGCATCTAAATTCTATTATTCAACCAGTGGTGACTTAAATGATGTATTACCACCTGAAGTCAATTTAAATGCAATTAATTCATCAATACATATGAATGGAACACCATCTGTTGCACCATCTGCATACCCAGAAAGTCCAATTCAATATCAAATTGGTGGTAAATTACAAGGTGTTTCATATGGAGGTAATACACCAGGATACACAGATCTTTCAGCAGTAGCAGTTGGAGATGCAAGTGCACCACCTACATCAAGTCATAATTGGTATCCAAGTGCATCTATCTTCCAAGATGACCCATATTATATTCGTAACAGTTTATTATCACCTAATACATTAAAACCTAGAGTACCAGCTAAAACATTCCCTAATGAAAAGAATGGATTATATTCATCAGCAGAAGGTTCTGATTACTTTATACCAGATAATAGAATCGATGATAGATATGCAAGTGTATAATATATTTTTAATTATAAAATTTACTTTGTTTCAGTTTAATAATAAATTATTGATTGTTAATTTATTATTACTTTTAATTTGTTTATTCAGCAGTTTGGTAGAAGAAGAGTGTACCTTGGTGTTGTTCCATGTATTGAGCAGTGAGTGTATTAGAACCAGATGGGTCACCAGATACATTAATTTGGCTAATTGGGCCGGGAACACCAACTTCATTACCAACTTTGTAGCCTTTAGTAACACCAACAGGGTTGTAGTAGTAGCATTTGGGTTCTTTTTCGCAGTAGACAATTGCTGATGTGGATGTAACTAATTCAGTTGAGTTATTAACGTTAGATGGGTCAGTGTAGATAACTACTTCGTTGACTAAGACAGAGCGTTTGCGTAAAACAAAGTTACCGGCTCTAATGGTATCAGGAGCATCAACAGGGTAGCTGTTGAGTTCGCTGAGGCCAGAGATGGTGAGTGGGAGTTGGTTGAAGCTAATCATTGTTGCAGCAATGCCACCTGGTGCAACAGCTTGGCTGTGTACAACAGATGTTTTACGACGAGGTACAAAGAATGATAAGAGTTTGTAGACACCAATGACTTCGGTTTGGACGGCAACGTAGCGGTCTTTTTCGTCGAGGTAGTATGTCTTTTGTGATAATGCTTCTTGGAAGCTGTATGGTGCACCGTTTCTCATTCTGTAATCAGCCATATCAATGGTGATGACTGCATCAAAGCTGGTACGTTCTTCTTCACGGATTGTTGGGACGAAGAGAGAAGCATCAGGGATGATGGCAGTAGCAGCAACTTGAGGGTCGGTCTTGAGTTTGAATAAGATGGTATTGAGACCGAAAGCACCTAAGATACGTCTTAAGTTAGCACCTTCATCGTTAACTACAGTGTTAGTAGGGCTGACGTATGTTAAATGGCATTCATCTAATGATGGTACTAATGATTGTCTAACATTGTAGTAGCGACCAGAACGGAGGGCTAAGACGTTTTCCCAGATAGCATGTTGGAGTTTGCAGCGTTTGGCTAAGTCATCAGCAGGGTTCATGCTGCATACTTCACGTCTGTTGGTGTAGATGATGTTGTCGAATAATTCTTTGTCTACTTGGTTGACGAGGGGTTCACGGTTGTAACGAGCACGTACAATACCGGCTAAGTGAGCATGGAGAACAGTGCGTTCGAGTACATCGAATTTAGGTAAGAATAAGGCAGCAATTAAAGGGTGGACGTGTTTGTAGGCATCCATTTTGTCTTGGTCATATTTACCTGAGAGAGCAATTAAGTCACAGTCTTGGTATTGCATAGATTGTAAAACAACTTGTTGGTAGGCAACTTTGTTTTCAGCTTCCATGCGAACAATGTCTTGGACTTTAGCAAAGTCGCCAGATGATAAGTTATCTTTCATGCTTTCAACTTGTTCAACGCTGGAGACACCGAAGAGGGAACCAACAGATGAGATGTGTCTGTAGGTGCTTGATTCGGATGGGATTTTACCTTCAATCATTTCTTCGACTAAGCGACGGAAAGCATCGATTTCAGCATCGGTTAATGGTACTTTCTTGGCAAAAGGAACGGCTTGTTTTAAGACGTAGTCAATTGATTTGTTACCACCTAATAATTGGGTTTGGGCATATTTGTAGTATTTCTTGGCTACGTTTAAGACTTTGATGTGGGATTCGTTGAGGTGTTCCATGACAAGTTCAAACATGGCAGAATCTTTGAATTTTTCACGGAGTTTAACGGCTTCTGCTGGTGATAATTGATATTTTCCTTCTCTAATTAAGCGATCGACTTCATTTTTTACGGAATTTGGTGTTCTATCTAATTCATGTGAGCGACTCATTGTATATATATTATATAAATAATATTTTTTAGAAAAAACAAAATAAAAAACACTAGATTATTTTTAATTATATTTGTATTAATAAATACACTTAACAGTAAAATTAATATATTTTATTATCACACTTATTGAAAAATTTGATAAATTATTCATTTAAACTTAAAATATCATTTATAATCATAAGATGAACAATATTTGGTATGAACAGGATTTTGATCCAAAATTATATGGTATTAATAAATCATATCAAAATCAAATAGAAAATTGGTTGCAGCAATTTCCACTTGATTATTTAAGTAATATTAATGGTGTTAAATCATTAGAATCAAAACCATCATATGTATCAACAGGATTAATAATTAGTGGTGGTATTGGGACTGGTAAAAATACAATTGTAAAAAATGTAATAAAAAAATTAAATTGGAAGTATCACATGTTATATTTAGAAAATGATAAATCGTGGGATTTCTTTTCTGATTTTATTACTGGATTAAATGAAAAGATGGTATTAGTAGTTAATGATGCAAATTTAATCTCATCACCAAGTGAAAAAAAGAGTATCTTAGAATTTTTTACACAAAATTGTAGTAAAAAGTATTTACCTATTATATTTTTAACAAATCTAAATCATTCTAAATTAATTACGACATTAAATACTCAAGATTGTGATAATATTAGAGTATCATTACCAACTGAAAATGATTTACTAATTATTAGTAAGCTATTTATTGAAAAATATAATATTAAATTTGATTCAATGCAAACCGTAAAAGATATATTAAATTATTCACAATATGATATTAGACGTTTAATTATAATTTTACAAGATTTGTATTATACATTTATTCAAGATAACAAGATTAAAATTACACGTAATTTTTTACAAAGTTATTTAACTATTTCTATGAAAAAGAATGTGGAAGTTGGATTATTTAGTGCTAATAAAAGCTTGATGGATAGATTTAAATCAATAGAAGAAGCTATGAGATTTTATAAATCAGAAAAAGTTTTATTACCATTAATGATGTATGAGAATTTTCATACTGCAATAGAAGCAAAAGATATACAACAAGCGAGAAAGAAAAAGAAGTATGCTAAGATATCGGATATTTTATCACAAAGTGATTTGGTAGAAACTAGAATATATTCAGAACAGAATTGGGAATTTCAGCCAATACATGGATTTCTAGCATGTGCATATGTATCATATATATTGAATGAAGGAGAAACAACAGAAATAAAAAATTATAAGATAAATTTTAGTTCAGATTTAAATAAGACATCATTGAAAAATATTAATAAGAAGAATATAGATATATTATTATCATCATTTCAAAATAGAACACAAAGAGATATGCATTTTATAAGTAGATTATTAAATAATAGTAAATCGAGTCATCAAAAATTGTATAGTTATGGTTTAACAAATAAGAATGTCAATTCGATTATTAGAATAGATAAAACGCATACAGATAAATAAACTCGCTTCGCTCCTCTCACTTCGTTCGTTTTTACACTAATCGTGTAAAATTCGCTACGCTCAGTTAACTTCGTTAACAGTAATGATTTTTCTATTTAATTTAAAAAAATATATTAATAATTTTTTAATCCTTAAATGTTTGCGTAGCAAACTGAGCGTTAGCGAATTTTACACGATTAGTGTAAAAACGAGCGTAGCGAGATAAATTTATTTATAAATTTATTTTTATAGTTAATTATTAATGAGTTATAATAGAACACATAAGATATTTAATAAATATAAATTTGTTGGACAAAAGAAAGTATTTGTTATAGAAAGGAATGACTTACTAATATTAGATGCATTAATGCATGATGGAAGTCAACAAAAATATAGACATCATAAATATTTAAGATATTCTGAACATGGTGGATTATTAGATTTTGATAATAATGGATTAGAAAGAATTATAGTAAGTACAAGAAAAGAAACAGATAAAATGGATAAAGAAATATTTTTCCCTATATTACCAGATGATACTGATGATTATGAATTTATATATCATACACATCCACCTACACCAACACCTGGAGCAAGAGCAAAAGTAGGAGTTGTATATGAAATACCATCATTACCTGATATAGAAACATTTATATTATCATATGTTGAAGGAATAGTACAAGGAAGTATTATAGTTGCACCGGAAGGATTTTATGTAATCAGAGCATTAAAAAAGAAATTAAACTATAAACAATATAATTTAGATAAAATGTATGATGAAATTACGTATATGAATTATAAGTATGCTAAAAAGTATAATTTTCATATAACACCAGAAATATTCTATAAAAAAATTATTACTGATACAAAAGTACCAACAATGTTGCGTAAGTTAATAAAAAAATATACGAATAATGAAATAACAATTGATTTCTTTAAACGTAAAAAAGATTCTAGCGGTAATTGGATAATAAAAAAAATTATATTAATAGTAAATCCAAAAGAATAAAATAATTTTAATTCTGAAATAAATTTATTTAAATATATAAAGTATATGAACTCTTCCCAAATAACATTAATAGTAATTGTTGCATTTATAGTATATTGTGTATTTTTCTGGAGATATGATAATTTTAAAAACAAAGAACGCTTTGAAATCTATGACCAATTAAGTGAAGGTGAACCAATTTACAGCAAAGCATGCTGTGGTAACATTTTCTTTCCTGCATCAGGTGAAACACCAGATCCTAACTTAAACAAAGCATATTACTCATCTAATATCAGTCATTTAGGTGATGGTGATAATGAAGAAGGTTGTAGATGTTTAACACACAAAGAATTAAATTACTTGAACTCACGTGGTGGTAATAACTATGATTTTAATGCAGTAACAATGGGTATTTAAACTCGCTTAGCTCCTCTCACTTTGTTCGTTTTATGCTACTCGCATAAAATTCGCTAACGCTCAGTTTGCTAAAGCAAACAATTAAGGATTTAAAAATTTATTAATACATATTTTTAAATTATTAGAATAACATCTAGTGTGAGCATAGCGAACTTTGACGATAGTCAAATTTTACGAAGTAAAAACGAACAAAGTGAGACGCAGCGAAGCGAAGTTTATTTACGCAATAACGTGTAGTTTTTTTTGATGGTATAAAATATGAATTTTTTAATAGAAACAAAACAGGAATATACTATACATTTAGTGAATTCGCTTTATCCGTTAACTTATGAAGGTATTCAAAATATATACGAGGAAGCAAAAAAAGCATCAAAAGGTAATGATGAACTAAAAATATTTCAAATAATGTTATCAGATGTTCCAAAATGGAATCCAAATATTATAGATACAGAATATCAAAGAATTATAAGATTAAATAATTTAGGTAAAACAATTGAAGACTTATTAAAAGCAGTTATTAAAGCAAATATTGTTGTATTAACAAATACTAATATTGAATATGATGATAAACTATTAAAAGAATTAAATATTCAAGATGATTTTAAAAATTTTATTCATTTAGTATATATTGAGTGTGCAAGAACATTTTATAATACACCTTTCTTATTTTCTCATCGTGAATCAGCATTAGATATTAAAAGAAATCAATCTGAAATATTTAAAATAATTCAAGATTGTATTAAGAATGCAATTAGAAAGATGGTTCCATTACAAATCACAATTAAAACATATTTAGGAAAAAATAATCAAAATGGTGGTAATGTAGCAACTGATTTAAAATCAGAAAGTAATCAAATTAAAAATATGTTAGCATCAGAAAAAAGAAGATTAGATATTACACCATCATCACCTAGACCATTAGAGCAAGTATTAGCATCATCAGTAAAGTCAGATGAATTTAAACATAATTCATTGTTAAAAGATAATAAAAAAATCATTAATTTTTCAGAAAAGTCAGAAAAAACATTAAGAGATTCTATTTTGAATCAACAAGCAACCGATCATGAAAAGATGGAAAAAATTGCAATAAGTCCTAGTGGTAATTTAATGAAACCACAATCACAATCAAATTTAAATAAAGTAGTAATGAATATGGCAGGAGGAAATAAAAATACTAGAAATCATACAATGTCAGAATCATCTGTATATTATGAACCAGGAGTAAATAACGTTATAGAAGAATATAGCAATATTAATGCATTATCACCTTTAAATGAATCAGAAACAAAAAATCAAAACAAAATGAGCAATAAGGATAATAAGTATAAATATTTTTCACATCTAAATGTATAATATGGAAGAATATTTAAAATATTTAAAGCAACCTCTTATTTTAGCTCTAGTTGGTACTAGTATATATTATATATTAGAACGTTTAGATTGCTATATAAATGCTAGAAAAACAGCTTCATTAAATAGAAGAAGTTTAATTGTATTTGTAATTTTGTTTGGTTCTTTATATTACATTACAATGGAACAAAATGTGGGTAATCAAGAAATTTTTACTGATATTGGTAATTTTTAATAAAAAAATATAGCAACTGATATTATGAAAGAAATATCAGTTGGTGGTAAAATAGTGCCTATAAAGGATTTTGATATGAATAAATTAAGATTTTCAAAAGATGGTAAATTTTTAAATCCAAGAATTTGTATAATTGCAAAATCTGGTTCAGGTAAAAGTTGGGTAATTAGAGATATATTATCAGTAATGAGTGATATTCCATGTGGTGTTATTATTGCACCAACAGATAGAATTAATAAATTTTATGATTCTGTATTTCCATCTTCATTTATACATCATACTTATCATCCAGAAATATTAGCAAGATTATTAGATAGACAAGAAAGAATTATGAAAAAGAATATTGAAAGACATAAAAAAGGTAAAACATTATTAGATAATCGAATTATATTGATTATGGATGATTTACAAAGTAAAAAACATGAATGGATTCAAGATCCAAGCTTAATTAGTATTCTTTGTGAAGGTCGACATTATGGTATAACGTTTGTTTTAGCATTACAATATAGTATGGCAATTCCACCAGAATTACGTTCACAATTTAACTTTGTGTGTATGTTAGCAGAGGATAATTTTTCAAATAGGAGAAAATTATTTGAACATTATGCAGGTATTTTTCCAAGATTTGAAATATTTGATACATTATTTAATCAATTAACTGATAATTATGGTACAATGATATTAGATAATAGTAGTAATTTAAGAGATTTGAATGAAAGAGTATTTTGGTATAAAGCAAAAGTAAAAGAATCTTTTCCTATTGGTAGTAGTAAATTTATTCAATTTCATCGTGAAAATTATCAAGAAGAAGATAGTAAAAAGAAAAATTTATTTGATATTAATGAATTATGTCAACCTAAAAAAACAGCAAACTTTGTTGTAAATAAAATAAAAACTCATTAATTCGTTTGTCTAGCCTTTCTAATAATTTCTTCATAATAAACACCTTCTCTCGGTTCAATACCATAAAACATTGTACCATATATATCACCTAATGCAGGAGGATTATCTTGATCTTCATTGAAAGTACGTGGGATATAACGATAAATTACTTTAGAATTATCACGAGTATAATACATTCTTGCAAATCCCATAGTAATTAAAATAATACCAATAATTAATAATGTTTGACTAATCATAACTTATAATAATAATTTTTTATTATAAATTATATTTATTTTCCTTTAGGATCTTTTGTACCAGCTGCTAATAATGCATTGAATGTTTCTCTGGCTTCATCAAGTTCTTTACGAATATGTTCAGTTTTGTTTCTGTATTTATTATATTCTTCTTGTGTTTGTTGTAATTTAGTCTTTTCTTCTTTGACTTCTTCTTCTTTAGCTTTAATATCTTTTTCCTTTTCGTCAAAGACTTGATTCTTCTCTTCTGCCTTAACCTTATTTTTATTAGATTCATCATCATCTTCTAACATTTCAACTGTCATACCCTTCTTCTCTCTTTCTCTTAATTCACGCTGGAATACAGATTCTTCCGCATCATCATCTACAACTTCACCTTTCTTGCGACGTTCATCTCTAGCTGCACGTCTCTTTTCCTTTTCTTCATTTTCTTTGAGTGTCTTGAGAATTAATTCGTTCTTGCGTTGTTCATGGAATTCCTTGGCTCTTTCTTGGTTTTCTAAGTAACCTTTCATCATGGCATTAAGTTGTTTGTTTTGGTATTCTTGTTGTTTGGCCTTTTCTGGGTCATCATCAAATGGTAACCATTTACCAACTTCACCAACGTAAACATTAATATGAGGGTCAATATTTCTTAAAAATTCACCACGTTTAGATGCTTCTTCAAATGATTCATAGCAACCACGAACTTTAAGTGTGCTCATTGTAGTTTTAGAATCTTTAAAATTTTTAGGAGTTAAAATACTAATACATACATATTTTTGATTAGGTACAGCAGGATCTTCATATAAGTAATCTTTCGTGTCAGACATTTTATATGTTTTTATTTAAATATTGCTTTAAATCAAAACTATAATAATTATTCATTTTCTCTATCATCCATAATTAATTCTTGTTCACCCATATCTAAATCTTCAGGATCAGGTGGTTCATAATCAATAGCATCTTCTCTTTCTTTATCATCTTCAGCTTGTTCTGATAATTTTTCTTTTTGTTCATCAGTCATATTTGCAATATCTTCAGGTGTTACAGGATCTTCACCTACAACATCAGCTACACCAGATAAACTAATTAAATAGTCTTCTACACCGGTATATAGTAATAATAAAAATTTATTAATTTCATAATTATTTTTAACTTCATATTCTTCCCACATATTATCAAATATAATAGCAATTAAGCTACATAAATTAATATTAACCTTATCATTATTCATTTCAATCAAATTAATTAATTGTACTAATAAATAACGAATCAATACATTATAATTATTATTTTCATTAATATCATCAGAATTAATGTAATTATCTTTTATTTTAATTTCTTTTAATGGTTTAACAGTAAAACCAAAACAGATTTTTTTCCAACTTTGTAAAAATAGAGTAAAATCAGGACTTAATACTTTTAATGATTGTAATCTAGGTAAAAATTCATTAATTATTAATTGTTCTTTAGTTAAAACTATTTTTTCTTCTTTATTCTCTTTTATTTCTTTTTTATTTCTAATTGAAAATATAATTCTTTGAAATTTTTCGATTAATATCTTATCTTGATTTGTTTTATTTACAATTATTTTATGTATTAATTCATTATCATCATAAATAACATTACCACGATATTTAAATTTATAATTAGCTTGTTGTTCTAATGGTAAAATATTAATGTATCTATTATATAATCCAATATATTTAATTTTATCCATCAATGAATGTTTAATTACTAAATATTGATGATTTTTAACTTTTACAAAATCTGTATTGTTATCTTTGTATCCAAGATATGCTAAACTATATATATCATAATATCTTTCAGTGCTTTTTTCTCTATATATAATTACATCTGATTTAGTAACTGAATCGTTATATTTAATAGTAATTTTATCTATTTTAAATGGTTTAATACCTATACCATAAATATCATGATTAATAATAAAAACAGATTTACGTAAATAATAATCTTCTTTGAATATTGTTTGATTATCACCAATATATTTTTCCATTTTATCAATAAATAAATTTAATAATTCATCAAAAGGTAATAAACTAGTTTCTAATTGTTCAGATATTTTAGCAAGTTTACTAATTGTCTTTTCTATTCTTATTTTATTAATATTTAATTCTTTTCGTTGTTTTTCAATGTTATCAAGAACCATATTAATATATTTTTGACGAACTTCAAGGACTTGTTTTAAATCATATTTTTCTAATTTAGTTGCATCAATATTTAATTTTAATAATGATGTTTCTCTTTTGTACATTTTTAATAAATTTCTTTTAACAATTTCATCCATTTCATTTTCAGAAATTTTAAAATTATCAATAACTTTTTTATTTGGATAATAATTTAAATTTAATGTTTCAGTAATAAATTCAGATTTGAAAGGAACATATGGAACTAATACACCTTTAATTTCATAATAAATTTGTTTTTTAGTATTTAATTTTTTAGTAGGTGTATTATCTATTTTCTTTTGACTTAGATAACGAATCTCATTCAAAGATGCATTAAAATTATCTGGTGAATTAGTATTAAATACATTTGATAATTTAATAAAATAGTTATTTGCAAGAATTTCATACAAATAATCAGAAGTTTTATTTTTTCTATCTATAATAATTGCTAGTAAATGAACAATTGAATGCATAATACGTAATCTATCTAAAGGAGGTATAGTTTTCTTAACATCAATATTAGGATCTTCAGTTTCATAAACTTTCATACGAATCATCATAGATGACATATAATAAATTACATAACCTAATAATAAATAATTACCTAAATAAACTAAATCATTAGCAGTATTAATACGCAATTTAAGATTATCAAGTGTAGTAAGACCATATTTATCAAAAATAGTAATGTTAATTAATTTATCTGTATTGAAAAATTTAATACTACCAATACTAATATCTAAAATCATTAATACAGCAATATGGGTTAAGATAGTATTATATTTACTTCTTTTAAATTTATCAGTATCTCTACTAGAATATACAAAAATATCGTTTTCAACAGGGAAAGCAAAATATTCACTGTATTTAGCACCGACTACATCTTCTAATATTTTTACATCTTTATCAAAATCAGTAGGATTTTTAGAACGAATATCTTGAGAAGATAGAAGTATATCTAATAAATTACGAATTGTTTCTCTACGTTTTAAGATACTGGGAGGAGTATTACCCATGTATTCACCTAAATTAAAAATAGAACCCATTCGTTCAATGATTTTATCAAGAGCATTAATTGCTTTACCAAATTTTTCATAACGTCTTTGTTCTTCTAAAGGTATACGAGATTCTGCATTAATTTTAATTAAATCACCGAATTCAGATATATATTTATCAATATCAATAAATTGTGAACAACTATTACAAATATAATTATTATTAATTTTATCAACAACATATTGTTTAAAAAAGTCATTTAATTGTTTGGTGAATAATGTAGGGTCTCTTTCTCTGGTTCTTTTAATATAATTTAATGTAATGGTATGTTGACATGTTGCATCTTCAAATATATCAATTTGATTTGATGATTTCTTTTCAATACTAATAACATTTACTTTTAAATTTTTAGGTGGTTTGTAAACAGGTAATTTTTCTAACTCTTTGTTAGTGAATGTAATTTCTTTAATATCTACAATGTTTAAACGTTGTGGTAAATAAGTATAATATCGTGCAAAATTAATATTAGCCATTTTTTCAGAATAAATTGGTATTGGAACTAATCGACTGGTTATAATATCTAAAATTTGATTAGATTGATATAAAGTAAGAGGAGCATTACTTTCAAATTCTTTTAAAATTCTTTGTTGTGTTAAATCTTCAATAACATTATAAACGTTAGCAATTAATTTTTTAAAGAATATTTGTTGATTTGAATTATTAATATCATCATATGTTTCTTGAGTAAATTTATCAGTTTTAGCATCAAATATCCAAAATGGTGTTCTGTTAAAAATTTTATTTTCAACAATTAATTTTGATAATAAATCTTTTGTAATATTATATCCATTTAAATTATATCGTCTGACATTAATAGAATTACTAATTTTTAAGCATCTAATATCATAAGGTAAAAAATTAACATATTTTGGAAAGGCTACACCAACAATTGCACTATTAAAATTATGTTGAGGATTTATTCTAAAATTATCATGTGTAATAACTCTCCATTGCATATCATTTTTATTTTTAATTGTATTGTTTGAATGTTTTCTAAATCTAAAATTAGTATATCTTAATGCATCAGTAGTATAATTATGTTTATGAAAGAATCCAAAATGTGCAAAATCTTGATAATTAATATAATTGTAAATTCTAAAAGATAATAAATCATTAAAACTTGAAACATTTTCAGCATTAACACGACCAATATCAGAGAATTTTTTTAATATTTTCATTTCTTCAATATCATTATAAGGTACTGCTTGACGATAGAATAATGGTTGATAATATAATTTTTTACTAGCAGGATTTCTAGCACTTTCAATAACATTATTTATTTTAGTTACAATATAATTTAATTTTGTATCATTAGTTCTAGTATTTTCTTTTTTATCACCACCTTGTTGTGATTCATATTTAGCTTCTTTAACATGATAACGTAAAATTTCATCAGTAATAGGAATTAATAATTTTTTATGAAATAGATATCCAATTTTTCTGTCATTTGAGACTAAATTTGATTGAATTGCATATTCAGGATTTAAATTTTCTTCAACATCACCTAACATAATTAATTTATTTTCTTGAATTAAATTGTAGTAATCTTCAGGATAACCAATTTTACGACTTTCGATATCAAATAACATTTCCATAGAAGCAAAATCAATATCTTGAATTCTAGCTTCAACTATATCAATATATTTATAATCAGCATTAACAAGTTCATTTTCTTCATTAATTCTAGCAATTTCTATTTTATCAGTTTTAGCATATATTTTAGTTACAAGTAAAGTTAATAAAATATTATGTAATCCATTTTGTTTCAAATCAAAGTATTTTTGAACTGTATCAATACCAATATTGTTAAATAATTCAATAATTTCTTTATTTGTTTCATTAATAGTTAATTCTTTCTTTTCTTTTAAGAATTTTAGTAAGGTTAAACAGATATAATATGATTGATAAATTTCAACTAAATCACCAATAGCAACACTATCAATAATAGGTAAACTATTAGAGACATTAAATAGTTTTTCAACAAATAATTTTTCGTCTTCATCATATAAATTATCTTCTTTAATGCATAGATTTAATAATAAGTAAAATAATATATATTTCTCGATAATATTTCTAATTTTAACTATATTCTTATCGTCTTTGATATTTTTAAGAATTTTGGAATAGTCTATTTGATTAATAATTTTTTGATAATAATCTATAAAAGATCCAGTATCTTTAACTTTTTTTGAATACTTGTGCTCATCAAGGTATGATTTAACTAAAGTAAATTGTAATTCGATATATTTATCTATTTCATTTATAAACATGATTATTCTCTATACTATCAATAATGAAAAAATAACAATAAATTTTTACAAATTTATCTCGCAAGCTCGGTTCGTTTCACTCACAGTTACGGATATCATTTACGGTGAGCTTTAGCGAACTGAGCGTAGCGAGATAAATTCCTTAGAATTTATTGTTATAAAGGAATATCGAGATTATATATAAATAGAATAAATCAAAATGGAAGTAATCAATAATTATATCGCTAACAATCAAAATAATAATGTTCCATTTGTAGTGGAAGAATTAATTGAATTTATATATTCAAATATGGTGGGTAAATCATCTAACCTCCGTATTCATTTTAAAAAGTATCCTGAAGATAATTTAGTTCAAATCTTTACGGAATCATCTCAAGAATATACACGTTGGGATATTTACAATGCATGTCGTAGTATTGTATTACAATTAGATACAGGTAAAGTTGTATGTTTTTCTCATTCTAATTTACAATATTTGACATATGATGAAGCCAATCCATTTTTTACACCTGAGACAAAATTTTCAGAATCCCATGAAGGAACTTTAATTTCAGTATTTTTTCACAACGATAAATGGTATTACGCAACACGTCGAAATATTAGCATGTATAACACTCACCAATTTATTTATGGCAAGAAATCTGAATTATCACATGGACAAATGTTTGAAGAATGTCTTACTGTATTAGGTAGTTCAAAATCAGAATTAGAAAATCAAATGAATAAAGATAATAAATATTATTTTGAATTAGTGCATTGGCAAAGTTGTTTTAACATGTCATATTTGGAGCGATTTGGAGAAAAATATGCCAAGTTATTTTTACTCTTTACACGTGATAGTAACAATAATTACTCGTATACTGAAAATAATATTGGACGTATTGTAAAGAATGAATTATTATCAGCAGAAACGATTAAAGATAAATTAGAGGATAAGACATTAAAGATGGAAGGATTTATATTTGAACATGCAGGACATTTATGTAAGGTATTGCATCCTGGATACAGTGATTTACTTAAATTAAATCCAGGATACAAGACAAAGCAAGAATTGTATATTCATTTGTATCAGAAAGATTTATTAGTAGAATATGTAACTAAAAATAATCAAATGGTATATACAGTAGATAAAACGAATGTAGATTTAGAAGTAAATATAGATACAATTGGATTATTATCATGTATGTTTACATATGTAGCACAAAGACTATTGGATATTTATTTTAAATTTAACAATAATAATATGGTGCATCGTAATGAAGAGTTATTTGATTCTACATTTAGAAAGAATAAGACATATAATTTAATTTTTTATACATTAGGTAAGATGAAGGGTATTCATAAAATGAAGCCAATTAATATTAATGAAGTACGAAAGATGTTAAAATACAAGATGACAGCATCAGAAGTATGGAAATTAAGTCAAGAAATTAGGGTATTTGAAACAGATACCAAATTATTGAATGAATGGACAAATAAATTAGTTGATTATTTCTGGGTGTAAGAAGAAAATTGATAATATTAATATATATAAAAATAAATTAATATTATTATAAGAATGGAGAAGTTAACAAAACTCAAGGCTACTATAGTAGAATTAAATAAATGCAAAGACGATTATAGTAATTCTAATATTAAAATTAAATTAGAGAATATTACTTTTCAATATGCAAATATGTTACGAAGAATATTAAAAACATATATCCCAATATATGCATTTCCATCAAAAAATATTACAATTAAAAAGAATAGTAGTATTATTAACAATGATCAAATTAGAGAAAGATTTTCGAATATGCCGATTATGTATGTAAAAAACGATGAAGAATCGGTTAAAAAGTTTTTACAACTATATGATGGTGAAAATATAGAAGATAATTTTTTAACAATGTATGTATCATATAAAAATAAAACAGGTAAAACAGTAGCAGTTACTACAGATATGGCAAAATTTTATTACGAAGGTAAAGAAATTAAATCACCGTATCCTAGACCATTATTATTAGTAAAATTACATGATGATGAAGAATTTGAATGTACATGTAAAGCAGAATTAGGATTAAATTTGGAAGAAAAGTTTGATATTCCTGCTATTTATGAACCAGTTGCTGCATGTGCATATGATCAAGTTGAAGAAAATACATTTATATTGGGATATGAATCTAAGCAACAAATGTCAGAAAAAGAAGCAATGCGTCGAGCATTATCATGTGTAATCATGAGATTTGAATATTTGGATAATTTAGTGAATGAAAAAGTAACAGAAGATAGTTTAAAAGAGGGGATTTTACAATTACCGAATGAAGATATGACATTAGGGGGGATATTAGGATATATATTACAAGTGCATCCAGAAATGGAATTTGCAGGTGATTATCAACCAATTATATCTACTAGGAATATGCAAATTAGATATAAATGTAAGGGAAATATTAAAGAAATTTTTAATGAATGTATTCAAGTATTAATTAAATCAGTGAATAGTTTGGCGAAACAATTAGATTTAGATTTAATTAGTTTATAGAACGTTCACCATATAAAATTAATTTACCACCAGTTTGAGGCATACGTTTAAATTTTTCTTTTTTATCATTTAATTTATCATCAATTAATTGAATCATAGTATCGTATAATTTATCTTCAATATTATTATCATAAATTTTACGTTTATCTTTAACGTTAATGAATTTACGTATAGGAACTTTTTGAATTTCAGATTTATATAATTCAAAATCTTTTAAATCTTTTGCATAAGAACTGGGAACAGCTAAATGAATATGATAGACTTCATTAATAAAATTAAAAATATATACATCAGGTGTAGGTAATTTAGTAACAAAAATAATAATTTTATCATCAGTTTTATCGTAAACTTCATTTATAATTTCGGAATCATTTGTTTTGATAACTTTAAAATAATTTTTGAAAGTGTTGTTATTCAAGTTATTTAAATAAGTATATGCATAATCAGTATCATAACAAGATATCATAAAAATCAATGATTTATGAATTCTAAAATGTGCTTGTAGTATATTTTCAGAAGATTCTGCCATATAATAAAGAAATAAAAAGATTTTAAAATTTTCATTTAAAGATGATTAATATATATAAATATTATGACAGAAAGAAGATTTTTTTTATACGATTCAACGGATGAATTTTGTAATGATATTATTCAAGATTTAAAAAATAATAATTTATTATCAACGTTTCAATTAATAGATAAACAAAGAGTGGATATAAATAAACTCAATCCAATATTAAAACAGTGTTTATATAAATGTAATTTACCAGCAATTATTGTACCAAATATTACAATGCCAATTGAAAGACCAAATGTTCGTGCATGGATTAAATCAACACAGTTATTTGATATTAAAACAAATAATGTTAGGAATAAAGAACAACCTTTAACGGAACCAAGTCCACAAGATAAACTTGGAATTCCAATACAAGAAATTAAAAAGATATCAGATGTTTATACATTTATTGATGATAAAAATACAGAAAAAAGTTATGAAGGAGCAAATTCAAGTAAATTAATTTTAAATGAAACTGAAGTTACAGCTAATATAGTGGATGAAACAGAGAAAAAGAATAATGAACAAAGAATTAGATTGATAAGAATGATTAACAGAAAAAGATAATGAAATAATGTTTTTTGATTTAAAGATTATAATATTATTCATATCATATAATATGGTTGTTATAATTCCTGATTTGGCGAAGAAAAGATATGTAGAATTTATTGAAAGTTTTAATAAATTCAAATTAGTAGATATTGAATTAGATGTTAAAACATTTGATGTAGAAGAAAAAATTAAAACATTTTATGAAAAAGTTTCTAGTGATGAAAAATTATTTAAGTATTTATTAAATCGTGAAAAACTATTATTTCATAAGAATTACAAAGTAGTATTTATGCCAAAAATTAATTTATATAATTTATTTGATAGCAAAATTGATGAAGAATTAAATAGTTTTATTTGGGAAACCGTTCAAATGATTCAATTAATTGTATCTGATGCACAGGAAACAAAGAAACAAATTCAAATTGATATGTTATTAGATAAATTAGATGGATTAGGAAAGAAAAAGGGAACAATTGATGTAAAGAGAATTAGTAATATGATTTCAAAAATTGATTCATCAATATTAACTGAATTTTTATCAGTATCAGGATTAGATAAGATTGATTTTACAGGAATTAATGTAGCTCAATTACAAGATATTAAGAGTATTACACCAGATAAAATTAAAAATATTATTGCATCAACAGGATTAGATAAAATAGATATTAATAATGTTATTGATAAATTAGCACTTAAGGGTGATGCAGAAAAAGGAAAGAAATATTTATTAGAAATTATTAGTAAATTAATAGAAGATTATGATAGAGCAAATGGCAAAGATAAAATGGATACAATTTTAGACTTTGTTATTGAAAAAGCACAAGATAAATTACAAGAATTTGTTGAAGGAGGACAATTATCAATATATGATATAATAGCTGGTTCAAAAGTTATTAAAGATGACAAAGATGAAGAATTATCAAATACATTAAAGAGATCTAAATTGTATAAAGATGGTAGTACAATTTCAATTAAAGAATTAATGGGAAGATTTACATCAAGAATGATGTCTCAAATTGGAAAAGATAGAGCGAAAGGTAATATTTCAGATGAACAAATGAAGAGTTTAGAATCATTTTTAGAGAATCAGAAACTTGCGTAAATATAATGAATTTTATATTTCTTAATATTAATGGAAAATATTGATATTAAAAAATTATTACATTTTGATCCAACAGATAGAGATGGATTAGTTATGTTTGCATTATATATTAGTTTAATTATGTTTCTATATGGTAATAATGGTGTAGGATTAGTATTTGCAGGAATATCTGCTATTATATATTTTAGTAAGAAAACTCCAAAGACTAAGCCCTGTCGTGAATCATCGATAGATAATCCATATGGAAATACGCTAATGGAAAATGATAATTTGGATGCATGTCCTACCGATCCAATTGTTCAAGATGAAAATTTTGAGAATAACTTGTATAGGAATGAATCAGATTTATTTGATAGGAGGTCATTACAATTAAATTATTATCAGGAAGAGAAAGTGTATCCAAGAGATATAAGTAAATTATTAAAATATTTTGATTCGAATAAAAAGTGTAAATATGTGAATATTAATTGTGAGGTACCAAGTTTCTTTTTGAATTAATTATATTTATTATAATCTATAAATAATTCTTCACCTTTTTTTATTAATCTATTTGATTTGAAAACAACAAAATTACATTTATTATCATTAATTATATCTATATTCGGTTTACTTGAATAATTCATATAAAACGAAATATCCATACTATTTAATCCTTGAGATGGTATATCATAATAACCAGTTTCGTCTGTACCTAAAAAATCATCTAACATTTTAATAACACTTTTATCAACATCTTTTAATTTATCTTTATGCACTCTAGTGAATTTATCTAATCCACATTTATTTGCAGCATATTCAAATGGAGAAACACCAGCTGGTATATCTTTTATAGCAAATACACCTACACCATGTGTTTTACTAGGCATAATTCTGACGTATGTATTATGAAGATTTTGAATTAACTTTTTACTCATATCATCAAAATTGAAAAAAAATATATTAATTACTGGAATTAAATAATTAAAAATGGATTCGTTTTGGAATTTGCTAGTTAATCACTTGAAAGAGAAGCATGTAGATTATACATATTTTGGAATTGGTAGTGCACCTCGTAAAACTATTTTAAAAGAATTTACTGCTGAACTTGACCAAATAATTCCAGTATTTGTAATGGATATTATTAAAAATACATCTAAAACAATTAGAATAATAAATATGGACCCAGAATTTAACAAATGTATAGAATTCTTACATGAATATTTTGCATCTAAGAATATGGATTTTGAGTATGATAATACATATGAAGGTAAGTCTATGCATATTTGGAAATCAAAAGATGATAGGATTGAAGTAATTATTATAAGTGAATATTTAGATAATGATAGAAAGTTATTTGGTATTACAAATTTAGCAATTAATACGAATACTATTTTGGTTGTTCAAAGATATACTGGTAATGATTTAATAGATATATTCAAACAAATATATAATGAATTATCTGATAGAGGTAAAGAAAAAAGAAAATATATTCGAGAACGAGTATTATTTGATATTACTTATGGTGAAGATTGTAATTGTACTACAAATATGGTAAATTATAAACCAATATATGATATGAATGGTAATTTTCATAATATTTTATTGTATACACCGGAAGAACTTTTAGAATACAGAGATAATCCAAAGATTTATAATTTTGCAAAAAAGCATTATCTTAATGAGTATAAAAAGATTTTAGGAGAACTTCAACCAGAATATCGTAGAAAAATGCAAAATATACCGTTACATGGTTACAAAGATAAATATGATATTAATAATATAACAGCAGAAAAGATTATGGATATATTAGAAAATGAAGTTGAAAATATATTAATCATATTTGGGATATTGAATATGATTAATGATGAAACACAAGCAAAATTATCAGACTTGTTTATGAATTATAAGCAAATTGATATGTATGAATGGTATACAATTGCAGTTAATTTATTTAAATAAAATTAAAACTAATAAAAAACATTGATTCATATTCTAATTGATAAGTAGCAATCCATTCAGGTAAATTGGCTCTAGTGAAAACTCTAGCATTTGTAATAAATAATGGATCATCTTCAGTGAATGAACGATCATCAATTGAACAATATCGTTGAACATATCGAGGATCATTAAATAGAATAGTGTCAAAATCTTCTACTTCGATAATAAAATCAAGAGAGACACTATTAAAATATTGTTTCATCAAATATAAGTTTTCAGGAGTAAGTTCTAATTTTTTATATTTGATTCCATAAACAAACATATGTAAACAAATTTCGAAGACGTCAGATAGTTTAGTTTCAGTTAGATTTTCATTATCTAAAACATTTATTTCAAGAGAAATTGATTTAGGAGGTTTAGGATCTTCAGAGAAAATTTTTTCAAAAGAGTTTTCCATTTTTATATTTATTTATAATATCTATTTTCTTATCTTAATATATTATGCCTCGCCAAGAAGAAAAGCTTAAATACATCGACTATAACAGAAATATGGATACAATGGCAGATGATAGCTGCATTCAATGTAAAGTAAATCCTAATCTAAATAGTAGTTATTTACCAATAAAAAGTGCTACAAAAACAGTTGGATTTATTCCAACAAATAGAAATCACAATCCTCAAAATGCAACAGATGAAAATAATTTATTATTTGGTACTGTTAACAGAGAAAGAAAAGAATTTGTTGAAACAAATATGCCAAAATTAGAACAAACATTTGCAGATATGAAACCATATGATAGCAGAGAGATTGAAACATTTAATCAAAGAAAAATTGAAACATTTGGTCAAATTAATTCTAATGAATTTCAATCAAATAAAGATACATATTATGATGCAAATAATGATGTATTAAGAGGAATTATTCAAGAATATGACAGAGTAAAAGATAGAGGTGAATTTTATACATTTAGATCAACCCATAGAAGAAAGAATGTAGATTTATCGGCACATATGCCACCTCCTAATAAAGTATTAGGTAGAGGTTTTGGAAATCCAAATGATTATGAAAAAGTTTATTTAGGTGAACAAACAAGAAATAATGATTTTAGAATTTGGGTAAAAGATGCAGAAAGAATTCAAGATGTTCCTTATTACTTAACAGCATTACCAGTATTTCGTAATTTAGGAGGAGAAGATACCAGATTTTTAAATTTCAAATTACGGGGTTAATATAAATTATCTTTGATAATTTATCTCGCTTCGCTCAGTTCGCTATGCTCACAAATATTAATGTAATATATAAAAATTTAATTATATATTATTGTAATAGTAAAATGATAAAAAAGGAGGAATAATATAAATTTATAATAAATTTATCTCGCTTCGCTCAGTTCGCTATGCTCACAAATAAGAGTGAAAGAATAATTAGTATTTGTGAGTGAAACGAACTGAGCAAAGCGAGATAAATTTACAAAGTAAATTTATATTAAATAATATAGATGAAATAAAAAAATGTTTTAATTATAAAAATATTCAACCATTATGGAAATTAGAAAATAAAATTAAATCAAATAAATTACCCTCGTATTTGTGAACGAAGTGAACCGAGTGAAGCGAGATAAAATAGATTTTTTCAAAAAAAAAATCTTTTCTTAATTTATAATATATAAGAAATGGCAGGAATTTTTGATAGATTAAAATACGACGAATGCGCATATCAACAATACACAGTAGATACAAAAAACCCAGCATTATACGAAATTTACTTACCTTACAATGAAAATAACATTAGCAGTGACCAAAATTCAGGAGCTAAATTACCTTATACATTAAAAAGTAAAGAACGTAGAGTTGAAATTGAAAGTGATTTATTATTAATTAATTTACCTGGTTCTAAATGTGCAACAAAGAAATTTGAATCTTGTACACCAGCTGGTAAAAATAGATGTGATTATCCAAGTGTAGCGGTTCCAAGATTAAGTGACCGTGCAATCGTACCAACTAACATGAAACAATTTAAATAAATGTAATGAATTATAAATTTCTAATAAAAATTTATAGTTGAATAAAGATAATATATAATTTTTAAATTTTCTCTATATAAATTATATAGAATGTCTGGTATTTACTCTAGAAACAAATATGATGCTTTATTCCAAGAAGAATTAACAACACAATCCGTTAGACCCGGATATTACTCAATAGATATTGATACTGCAAATAACAATTCTAAATGTTTTTCAACAAATGGTCCTCGTGCAGACAGAAATTATGATATTGGTGAATTTGATTATGGTAGCAGAGCATTACGTGCAGATATTGAATCATCTCTTGCTAGAGATTGGAGTGATACAAAATATACATCTGGAAATACTTTAGAGGAAAAGAGAAAAAGATTATTAGATAAAGCAAGTCAATTAACTCCTAAATTTACAAATTGTAATACTATTTTAGATTTAGAAAATACACGTTTAGATATTGATTCAAAAATTTTTCGTCAAACAGCATTTGATGTAACATTTAGACCTATTATTGACCCAAGAGAATGGGTATTCAATGGTAGTGCTGATAGTACAGGTAATAATAGATTTGGAAGAAGTTCTAGATACGATGTTAAATCAGATTTAATTAATTCTATGGATAATCTTAGAAATACAGTTGCATTAAAAAACAATATTCATGAAATGGGAATTTCTAAGCTTTAAATAATTTACATTTATTTATATTATTTTTTATTACTAAATAATAATATGGAAGTATTAGCAATCGGCTTAATCGGTTTAGCAGGAAAATATATTAGTGAAAGATTCAAAAATAATACCGATGATGAATTTAATGAAGAAACCATTGAAGAAGATGAATATGTAGAAAGAGTAATAACACAACCATCAACTGGTTTTGACCAAAAAGGTAGAGTTCAAGATGCAATGGATAAAGTAACTAAAGAAAAGAAATTATTATCAGATGATCCTCATAATAAAAATATTATACCAACATTATTTAATAAAAGAGTATATGATTTAGATACAGAAAACAAGTACTTATCATCAACCAAATACATGAACAATTCAGAAGGTGATGATATGTTATCATTATACAAATATGATAAAAATTTAATGGAAGCACCGCCTAATGAATTAACATCATTAGATGAACAATTTAGTTCAATGCCAATTAATAGAAATAAAGGTCCAGCAGAATCAAATAATGGTAAATTAACATTACCTGAAAATTGGACACCATTTAATAAAAATGATGATGATATGACATATAAAATTTTTAACAAAGATGAATTAATTCATAACAATATGCAACCTTTCTTCAAAGACAAAGGTTTATTAATTACAGAAGAAAGTGCTAGAAATATGGAACAAACATTAGATAGATACACTGGTTCATCTAGATTCTACTATTCTAAGAGAGAAGTATCTAATGTTGAAAATTTTGATGGTAATGGTTTCAGAACAGGTTATCAACCAATTCCATTACAATCATACACACGTGGTACACCAGTACAAACAGATTTAGTACAAGATAGATATTTTTCAGGTAAAGAAAGACGTAATGATAAACCAATGGATGATGTTAAAGTTACACCTGGTCTCAATCTTGGTGCCTATGAAGATGGTAAAGTTGGTTTCCATGATCCATATGTACCACCAACTAAAACAATTGATGAATTACGTAGATTGGATAATCCTCAAATTTCAGGAGAATTTCCAGTGGTTAAAGGTGCAAGTGGTTATGGTAAAGCTACAATTATTGGTCGTGTTGTCAATAAGAAACCAGTTACATATGGTACATTATCTCAAGATTATGGTGTTATGCCAAATTTCTATGATGTTCAAGGACCAACTGATCAAGGTCATTGGAACTTTGACCAATCTCATCGTGGTTTACAAGAAGAATTTCAACAAGGTGTTATTGGTCCAGTTAATTCTGAATTTGGTGTATCATCTGAAAACTTTGGTAAGACACATACACCATTTAACAGAGTATTACCTGGTTTAGATAGCGGTGGTTTATTATCACCAAATGTACCAAATAATGATCTTGGTTCTTATAATAACTACATTACACAACGTTCTACATCAAATGCATTATACACTGGTCTTGTTGGTAATGGTGGTCAAATGGGAGCAGGTGATGTATCAAAATACCAACAAATGTCAACTAACAGATTAAATCAAAATGCTAACTTTACAGGTCTTGTTGGTAATGGTGGACAAATGGGTGCTGGTGATATGTCATTATATCAACAAATGTCAACTAACAGAACAGATGAAAACGCTAACTATACTGGTCTTGTTGGTAATGGTGGACAAATGGGTGCTGGTGATATGTCAATGTATCAACAAATGTCAACTAATAGAACAGATGAAAACGCTAATTATACCGGTCTTGTTGGTAATGGTGGTCAAATGGGAGCAGGTGATATGTCAATGTATCAACAAATGTCAACTAATCGTGTTGATACCAATTCCAATTATGGTGGTGTTGTAGGTAATGGTGGTACAATGGGTGCAGGTGATATGTCATTATATCAACAAATGTCAACTAATCGTATTAATACCAATTCCAATTATATGGGTACATTAGGTAGTGTTGATGGTGTAAGTGCAACTTCAACAGGTGAAGGTGAAAGAAATATGTATTTCCGTGATAATAAACAAAGCTTATTAGAAAGATTACCACCAACAAAAGTAAATGCATATCAACCACCTAATGCATCAACACAAGGTATTGTAGGTCTCAAACAAGTACCATATACAATGATTATGGGTAATGCATTAAATTCCAATACTGGATACTTACCATTTATACAAAAACAAAAGAACATTAATATTCCATCTACATTCCCTCATTTTAATCCTGCAGACATGGTATACAACAATCCTTACGTCAATAATGTATTGTATAAAGAAAATAGTAACGTAGTTGAAAATAGTGATATAGATAGCTTTTTCAACCAATTTAGTAACGATGAAATTATTCAAGTAGGTACCGGCAATCCAAATGCAGTTGTTGGTACTACTGAAAAAATTAACAATTAAGCAAGATTATTAATAATATTTTGATTTTCTTCATTATCATCTGTATCATCTGAATCATTATCATTATCTTTTTTTAATGAATGAATATATTCATCCAAATCTTTCTTTTTAATTACTTCATAATGTTTTGAAATTAAATTCATAATATAATGATAGCCACTATTAATATCACTAATTGTTTTACCACCAGTAATAATAATACTTCCAGATTGAAAAACAAAGATAGAAACTTTGTCATTTTCTGTAATATCATGACGAATATTTACACATGCATGACTATTTGGGTCATATCTGCATTTGATTTTTTCAGTCTTTAAAATCTGGAATAGAGCATCACGATTAATTTTGAATGGAACTTTACAATTACTATTAATCATTCGAATACTAAAACTGGATACTTTTAAATCTTCAGTCTTTTTAATTAATTCTACCATTTTATTTACTTCATATTTAGCAGTAATAAAATCAGGTAATAATACACCAGCTGGTAGAGCTAGTAATGTATTAGAATTAATAGGTTCTTTAATTTCATCTAATAAAAGATTAATAATATTATTACATTCACTGATTTTCTTAATACCAGTCATCTGTAATGAACCATTTTTAAAGATTTTTACATTAATATAACGATCAGCACCTAATTTAATATAAGCTGTTACCTGATTAAAAAATTTATGTTTACTTCTTTTAATCTTTAAATTATTGTAAAAACTTTTAATTTCATTGTAATGTGATGGAAGTTTTTTATTCTTTTTAATAATTATTTTAACTCCTTTTTCTCCATCATCATCAGTTTCACTATCATCTTCGTCACTTGAAGCAGGTGGCAAATAAACAATATTTTGTCCTAATTTAATTTTAACCCAACCATTACACTTGAAACCAATAATTTTATTAGTATCTAATTTAACACATTTAAATATATCAACAAGATTAAAAGTACAATTTAATTTTAATGTTGTAGTGATAGTTGAAATAGAAATCTGCGGTATTAAAGCAGTTTCACCTGTATGAGTACTGTTGATCCATTCAATTTGTGACATTTTTTATTCTTTATATATAATAGTCGTTTTTCTTTAAGTAATAAATTTAACTTAAATAAAAGTTATAATTTCATTTTTTTGTAAAAATTGATAAAAAATTAAATAAAAAAATAAGAACAGTAATATAAAATGCCATCATATTTACAGTTAATCATGGGTCCAATGTTTTCTGGTAAAAGTTCAAGATTACTTCATTATATTCATATTTATAAAAAGAAAGGTATGAAAATTTTTATAGTAAAACCGAGTATAGATAATAGATATTCAAATGAATCTAAACTTGTAACTCATGATGGTAGAACTGAGCTATGTGTATCATGTGTTAAATTAGAAGAAATTGCAGAACATGTAAAAGATTATGATGTTATTATGATAGAAGAAGGACAATTTTTTGAAGATTTATATGAATATGCATTAAAATGGAGTGAATCTAAAAATGTACATATTGCAGGATTAAATGGATGTGCAAAAAGAGAATTATTTGGAGATTTATACAAGTTAATACCACATGTAGATGATATTGTATTTTTAACTGCATTTTGTAAACAATGTGAAGAAGAAACAGGTGATGCATTTTCGGAAGCTATATTTAGTAAGAAGATAGTAAATAATAATAAAACGGTAGAAGTAGGATCTGAGAATTTATATCGAGCAGTATGTAGAAAACATTATTAAACTACGTTTTGCTATGCAAAACTCCGTCTCACTTCGTTCGTTTGCTTCGCAAATTCGCTATGCTCAGTTCGTTTCACTCACAGTAAAAGGTATCGGATAAGTGAGCATAGCGAACTGAGCGTTAGCGAATTTGCGAAGCAAACAAACGTAGTGAGACGGAATAAAATTTTATTTTATGAAGTTTATATAAGAATAAATATACTGTATTAATATGCGTATTTTATCATGGGATGTGGGAATTAAAAATTTAGCATATAATTTATCAGAATATACTAAAGAAGAAAATAAACCAGTTCAATTAGTTATCAAACAATGGGGTATTATTAATTTATCATTAGAACAATGTAGTTTTTGTAATTTAGATGGAATATATTTATATAATAATAAGTATTATTGTGGAGAACATTGTAAAAAGATTAGAATAAAACATTTTTGTTATATAGATGGATGTCATGAAAAAGGTAAATATGATATAGATAATAAATATATGTGTGAAAATCATGGTCCTAAATCATATAGTGGAGATGATGCAACAGAAGTATTAAAATTAAAATTAATAGATAAATTAGATAAAATGGAATTTAATGAATTTGAAGTAGTATTAATAGAAAATCAACCAACATTTAAGAATCCAAAAATGAAGGCGATTGCTGATACATTATACGCATGGTTTTTAATACGAAAAGTAGTAGATGCAAAATCACTAGATGCAAAAAATATAAAATTAATTTCTCCTAGCAGAAAGAGCAAATTTTATTTAATTGATGAGAAAAAGACAGAAAAAGCAGAAGAAATAAAAACAGAAGTGAAACCTGAAAAATTATCATATGCAGATGGTAAGAAAAAATCAATAGAATTTTGTAAAAGTATTATAACAGAAGAATGGAGAAATTTTATAAGTGGGTATAGTAAAAAAGATGATTTAGCGGATTGTTTATTACAGGGATATTCATATTTTAGTCAATTAAAAGAGAATCAACCTAAAAAAGTTAAAAAGGAAAAAGTTAAAAAAGAAATAATAAATAATAGTATAGAATGACTGGTCCAGGATTATTATGTATAATATTAGGATTTATATTAATGATAATGATAATTGCGAATGGATTATTATCACAAGGGCTTTTATTAACACGGGAACAAAAGATAAAAATGTTTTTAGATGAATATGAAATGATGGATAAACATGAAAAATCAAAATTTATCAATGAATATTTTGACAATAAAAATATTAAATCAATATGTAACGCAGTTATTCCAATTAATACTCCGAGTTATTAAAAAAATTAATTATTAATATTATGGAAAAAAATATAATATTAACAGTTGTAGTTATAATAATATTAGTTATTACATATAAAATGTATAATAGAGAAAATTATGAAAGTATAGCTGTATCAGAATTTCAAGTAAAAGATGAAACAACTACTTTTAATATGTATAAAAATTATTTAAAATTAATAATAAATACAATACATGGACACCTTAAAAAGAATTATATTATAAGACATAATAGTACAATAGACAAATTACATTCTCAAATGTTTGAATATTTTACACCAGACGTATCAACTTCAGTATCAACAGATAATTCATCATTTTCCGCATCATCAAATAGTTCATCAACAAGTAATTCACCATCTATTTCATATCCTATTGATACTAATATAATGTATATATTAAGTATATTTGTAGTATTATTAATAATTGTATTTATAGTAATTAAATACAAAGCTATTATAGAATTTTTTTCATCTAAAAAATCATCATCAATACCATTAATAAATTCATCAGAACTTGATTTAGGAAATGATATTTAGAATAATTTAATAAATTATTTTTTAATAGAAAATTATCAAAAAATATTATATGAATAGAAAAATATCTTCAAATGTGTCAATAATATTATTATTAGTTATTCTAGGATTATCGTATATATATATGAGTATACCAAATAATTATATGATTCAAATGGGAGGAGATAGTCCACCAATTCCACCTGAATGTATACCATTTACATATAAATTTAGATATTTATTTTACTTCTTTTTTATATTTTTAATAATAGTAATAGTTAGATTTTTTATTTATTTTCAATATGCATCGAAGTATTCTTATTCTGATTTTATAAAAATGTTTCTAAATATGTATGCAGCAGATACAAATGCAATTTCAAATAAAACAATTTCAGATTACGAACAAAATAATTATAATTCAATGATAACTGCATTAACACAAGGTACAGGTCAATATGCAAAATATGCATCTGCATTTTGTAATACAATTTCACCATGTAGTTGTTGCAGTGAACCAGGATATCAACATCCATGCTGTGCAAAAGGTACATCAGGATATATGAATCCAAATACCCCAGGATATACACCATGTAGTTCAGGTTCACCTTCTGCTACTTTTTAAGTATCTATATAAATCTTTAATATAAATATAATAAATTCATTTTTGCATAGTTTTTTTCAAAAATTAATTTATGAAAAACAGTTTAATTAATAGGAATACTACAATATTAGTTTTAATAATCTTAGTACTTGGATTTATATATATGAATCTAGAAAATGATAAAACTATGTCAGGTGGTTCAGTAGATTGTAGTGCATTTATTCCAATTGTTAAGAAATTAATAGATAAAGATGTATTTTACTCATATACTATTGGTTCTACACCAGGGTTTGTAATATATATTATTGTAGTTTTAATTTTAACATATTTTGCACTTGCATATGTAAGATATCAAGTATTTTTAGAAGGGTATGGACTTCCAGGATATAGTAGCGCAGGTGGTATGACAATATTAGATTATGCAAAAATGGGTTTATTTAAATTTTATGTAGTAAGAAATGATACATTTTTTTATAATTCAAAAACAGCAGGTAGTTCAGGAACAACAACCGAAGCCGATTCAGGTGAATTAATTGAATTAGTTAACACATTAAAAACTCCTTCATATAAACCAATAGTTGATAATTTTTGTGAAGCTTTAGCACCATGTTCATCATCAACACCATGTGCATGTCCAGGATCAAAAAATTGTAATAGTAATACGCAACATTTTAGAAATGTTATTGAGCATTTAGGATCTCCAAGTGGACCTGACTGTAATGATCCAACTTTATCTCCTTCTCAATCAGCAATTTGTTATAAAACAGCACATGCACATCAATTTTATCCAATTGTACCTAAATGTTGTTGTGTAATATCACAACAGACATATTCTTCTGCTGCTACTAAGGCAAATCCAGGTGATCCAAATCCAAATTACGGAAAAAATATAGGAGCATGTGCTACAGGTTCAGCAACTATAGGTCTTATTCAAAATTCACTTAATACACCTGGTGTATCTGCATCTGGTTCTCTTCCAGACCCTGATCATAATCCTGAATGTGATAATGTTGATTGTTCTGTAGAACCAGATTATTCACCATTAGAACGACATGTATTTACACCAGGAGGAGGCATAGATCCAGATGTTTTACAAGAAGGAAGAAATATACTTCATGGTATAATACAAAATACACCTGCGTCAACACTTCAAGAATTATATCAAATGAGTACTTATAGTGCTAGACCAGGTGCTAATCCAAATATTACTTTGGCACCTAGCATAACTTCATCCCAAATAGTAAATAACACACCATCTCCATATCCTGATATGGTCAATCATCTTAATAATCAATTTGAATCTGGATTGTCAAATTTAGATAGTAATTCAGCATTAAATTCTTATCCAGTACCACCTACACAAAAACCTGCTTCTGGATTTACAAGTAAATTACCAAAAAATGCTAAGAAGATTAAGAAAAACAAAAAATAAATTAAATTTTTTAATAATTAAAATTTAATCTAATACTCTACATTATTCTTTTTATAAATAATATTGTATCCAAAATCTTTAGTAATATCATCATTTAATAGTTTACTTGAATTAAATTTAGTATCACTATTCCAAATTTTAATAATTGTTGTATTAGCATTTCTTAAATTAATTGATAAACCAGTAATAACTCCTAGTTCATCATGTTTAGGATCTTTAAACATATTTTCACAAACCATTTTTAATGCAAGTTTTTGCCAAATAGTAGAATTACGATGTGTTTCCATCAATTTAATAGACCAACATCCACCATTTCTATTTTTGGGATCTTCCCAAATAGGATTAACACCATCACGCATTAAAAAGAAATTTTGATTATTAATACCACCAATATATTCAATATTATTATGTAAATCCCAAAAATCTCTAATGCAGTTAATTGTAAAAATTTTACGATAACCATCTACTTTCCAATTATCTAATTCATGATGATACCATAAATGCCATGGTGTATTAAATAACGGAGAATTTCTAATTTCTGAAGGAATAGGTTCTGTTGATGAATTATTAGTTTTCTTTACTGTAATAGTAGTCATTTTATTCTGTTAATCAATAATATCGATTTCTTTTTAAGTAATATAAGAAAATAAAGATAATAATATAAAATTGATAATTGAATTATTTAATATTTTATTTAAAAATAACAATCTGTAAATAAAATATGACAGAAAGGTTTGACGAAATTTCAAATATTGATCGAATTGAATTTACTCTTTATGGTAATGACGAAATCAAACGTGCTTCTGCCGTTGTAAACGATACATATGGTATTAATATTGCTGAAACGTATGATTTGTTAGAACCTAAACGAGGAGGTTTAGTCGATCCAAGATTAGGAACTGCTGATAGTACTATGTTATGTGCTACATGTGGTTTAGAATATAAAAATTGTCAAGGTCATTTTGGTCACACTGAATTAGCTGAACCAGTATGGCATATGGGATTTATCAATACTGTTAAGAGTATATTAGGATGTATATGTATTAGATGTTCAAAATTATTAATTAATAAATCAATTGATGATATTAATCAAGTTATTCGTAATAAATATGGAAAAGTAAGATTTGCAGAAATTAAGAAATTAACATCAGGTGTTAAATATTGTCAGCGAACAGATTATTCATGTGGTTCTCCTGTTCCTGTTATTACTAAAAAGATTATCAGTACTGGTAATACATCAGGAAGTATTTTATTACAAGCTGAAACTGAATTAACAGGTGTATCAGAAGAAGAAGGTGGTAATCCACTTGGTAAAAAGAGAGTTATTGAAATTCTTAAACCGAAAACGGTATATAATATTTTAAAGAATGTATCAGATTTAGATTATCAGATTATGGGTTTTGATACGGTTAAAGCAAGACCAGAAGATATGATTATTATTAATTTTCCAGTTCCACCTATTGCAATTCGTCCACCTGCTAAGAAAGATTTCTTATCATCAGGTGTAGCTGAAGATACATTAACTCACAAGTTAGCAGATATTATTAAATATAATATTAAAGTAAGAAAATTATTGGATAAAGAAGCGGCCACTGGTGAAGATATGAAATATAATGATGATTATATTCGTCAATTACAATATCAAATTGCAACATATTATAATAATGAAGATATTAACTTACCTGTATCACAACAGAAAACAGGTGGTAGACCAACTAAATCTATTTCAGAACGTATTTCTGGTAAGACAGGTCGTATTCGTCAAAATCTTAATGGTAAACGTGTAGAAGGTTCAGGTCGTGCAGTAATTACATCTGATCCTACTATTGGTATTGATGAAGTTGGTATTCCATTAAAGATTGCAATGAGTATTCCATTTCCTGAAGTAGTAACACCAGATAATTATGAATATTTAAGTAAATTAGTAGCGAATGGACGTGATAAATATCCAGGTATTATTAAGATTATTAATCGCAAAGGTGTATCGTATGATATTAGATATCGAACACGTGCAATGAAGATTCAATTTGGTGATATTGTAGAACGTCATTTAGTAGATGGAGATTATGTATTATTTAATCGTCAACCTAGTTTGCATAAATTAAGTATGATGGGTCATAAAGTTAAAGTATCACTCAACGATAAATTTACAACATTTAGAATGAATCCAAGTGCATGTAAACCTTATAATGCTGATTTTGATGGTGATGAAATGAATGTATTTGTACCACAAACTATTCAATCGGTAGTAGAATTATCAATGTTAGCAAATGTAACAAATTTAATTATTTCACCAAGAAATACTGAACCAATTATTCAGTTAGTTCAAGATGGTGTATTAGGTTCATACTTATTTACAGAAACAAATCAACCATTAACATGGAATAGAGTAATGAGAACATTAATGAATACTGAAAATATTGATATTACTAAAGTTCCAAAGAAAGAAATGGATACGTATGAATTAATGAGTTATTTAATTCCAAATATTAATCTTTCTACTAAAGTCAAGGTAGAACATGGTAAATTTATTTCAGGTAAAGTAGGAGTAAAAACATTAAATGATGCAAATGGATTTATTGGAACTATTTATGACCAATATGGTGGAGAAATTACACGTGATTTTATTGATAACTTACAAAAAGTAATTTTATCATGGTTACAATTAAAAGGATTTACTGTAGGATTAAAAGATTGTATTGTAGATGATAGTATTTTATCTAAAGTTAGAGAAAAAACAAATAAATTAATAGTAGAAGTAAAACATTTAATTACAGAACAGGAGAATCATCCTGGATTATTAGATGAAAGTATATTTGAAGAGAATATTGGTACTATGTTAACTGCACATGCAGGTGATATGGGTAAGATAGTATTAGATTCAACAGATTCTAGTAATAATTTCTTTGTTATGTTAGATTCTGGTGCAAAAGGTAAAGTAGAACAATTAGGTAGTATTTCTAGTTTGGTTGGTCAAATTAACATGAACAACAAACGTATTGCAAAGAAAGTAAATAATCGTACTATTCCTCATTACCATCAATTTGATGATACTCCAGCAGCACGTGGATTTGTTTCAAGTTCATATGTGACAGGTTTAAGACCTACAGAATTTTTCTTTCAGCAGATGGCGAATCGTGACGGATTAATTGATACGGCTATTAAATCAGTTACAGGTGATACACCAATTGTAATTTATGAAAATAATATAAGTAAATATGTAAATATCGGAGATTGGATTGATAAACAATTAGATTCTAATAAAGATAGAGTTGAACATTATGAAGAACGTGAAATGGAATTATTACAATTAGATAATCCTATTTATATTCCAACTGCTGATGCGGATGGTAATGTAACATGGGGAGAAATTACAGCTATTACTCGTCATGATCCTGGTAAGGAATTATATGAAATTAAGACATTATCAGGTAAGAAAGTAATTGTAACAGAAAGTAAGTCATTACTTATTTATAATAATACATCAAAACAATTTGAAAGAATGTCAACCCCAGATGTTAAACCTGGACATTTTGTACCAGTAACAATGAAACTAGGTAAACCACCTGTAATTACAAAACAAATTGATATGTCTATGTATTTATCTAAATCAGAATATATTTATGGAACAGACTTTATTAAAGCACATGATGCAGTTGCAAATGTAATGGAAAACCGTGAACATATTCCATCAGGATGGTGGGAATCTAATAATGGAAAATTATTTACATTACCTTATGATAGTAAAGCAAGATTTCAACGTGCAACAGTGCGTTCTAATATGGATAATATTATGAAAGGATATATTTATCCATTTACAACTAATCGTGAACATTCACGTATTCCAGATATATTTGAACTTAATGAAATGAATGGTAAATTTATTGGCTTATTCTTAGCAGAAGGAAATGTAGATGTAAAATCAGGATATATTGGTATTACAAATAATAGTTCAAATATTCAAACATTTGTAAAAGATTGGTTTGATAATTGGGGGTTAAAATCGCATTATGAATCTCATATTAATAATATTGGAGGAACATCATCTACAATTCGTGGATATTCTACCATATTAGCTAAATTCTTAGATGGAATTGTTGGACATGGTGCAGAAAATAAATTTGTCCCTGACTTTGCGTATTCTGCACCAGAAGAATTTATTATTGGAATTATTAATGGTTACATTTCTGGTGATGGTACAATTACAAATAATTCTATTGAGGTAGGATCAGCCTCTTCAAAATTAATTGATGGAATAAGTATGTTATGTACAAGACTTGGAATTTTTGGTAAAGTATCAATGCGTCAATTAAAATCTAATAATATTGGAACTGTACATATATTACCAACATATGCATTATCTATTCGTGCACAATGGGCTTCTAAATTTGCAGAAGTAATTCCATTAATGGATGAAAAGAAAAATGTTGCAATTAAACAAATGGAAGCAACTAAAGTTCATAGAAACTTTGGATTCCAAAAAGATGTAGTATTAGATGAGATTACGGAAATCAATATTATTGATGTTAAGAAATATCCTAAAGTATATGATTTAACAGTACCAAGTACATTAAATTTTGGATTAGCTAATGGATTACATGTTGTTGATACTGCAGATACTGGATATATTCAACGTAAGTTCATCAAAGGAATGGAAGATGTAATGGTCTATTATGATGGTATCGTGAGAAATTCAAATAATCAAATTATTCAATACTTTTATGGTGGATCTAACTTAGACCAGATTAAACAAAAAGCAGTAAAGATTAATATTATTAATATGAATGATGCAAAAATTATGGATGCATTAACATTGAGTAAAGATGAGCTTAAGAAATTAATCAAGAATAAAAAAGAATTAGCACTAACAGAGAAATTAAATGAAGAATATGGTAAGAAATTAATTAAGTATCGAGATGATGTAAGATTAATATGTATGAAAGCAAGATTAAATTATAATACTATTCAAGATGTATTTATGTTACCAGTAAATTTATTCCGTATTATCAATGCACATATTAATAAAGATGCTAAAGTAAAATCAGATTTAGAATATAATGATGTATTAGAAACAATTAAAGAAATTATTAGTTCTGAGAACACAAAATTATTTTGTATGACAGCAGAAGAACGTAAAGATAATAATAATAATAATATTCGTAAACAAATGGAAGATAATAACAAATATTTATTCGTAATTTCAATACATGAGTATTTAGCACCAAAGAAGTGTATTATTGATTATAGATTTACGAAAGAAATGTTAAATAATGTAAAGACAGATATTATTAAGAGTTTCAATAAAGCAGTAGTAGATGCAGGTGAAATGGTAGGTGTTCTTGGTGCCCAAAGTATGGGAGAGAGAACAACACAATTGAACTTGAATACTAAGCATTCAGCTGGTACAATTAAGAAAGGTACACAAGGTGTAATGAGAATGAATGAAATTATGAGATGTACTAAGACAATTAAGACGCCAATTTTAACAATATATTTGGATAAGAAATACAGATATGATAAGGAAAGTGCATATAAGATTGCATCATATATTAGTTATTTAACATTAAATGATATTGTATTAAAAGGAGATATTGGATATGATCCGGATGTGAATAATGGATTTTTGAAAACAGATAAGATAGATCCTAAAACAGCAATGCAAATTTATGATGTTAAATTAGAACTAAAGAAATTACCATGGATGTTTAGATTTAGGATTAATCGAGAG